CTATGAAACAAGTCCAGTGCCAGCGAAGGCGTCGGCTACCGTGTTGACGAGCATCATTAAACTCGCGCGGACATAGTGCTTAGCGGACACTCCAGACCCAGAGTGGCCCATCAATATTTCCAGCGTTGCGGGAGGTATCCTGACCTCGTACTCCCAGCTGGTTCGCCAAGAGTTTCTTAGGTTGCGCAGCGGGTGGTATGCAAACCCGAGCCTCTTGGACTCGTTTTCCCATTTCACCTTCAAGCTGGATGATACCAGCGGCCCGCCATTCATGCTCTCGATGAACAAGCTGTGTCCGCCATCGATTCGCTCGTCGGCAACTTCGGCTAGACGCTCGCCCCACTTTCCTGGAACGACGACATAGCGCTTGCTGCTGTCGGTCTTGGTGCGATCGACGATAATTCCGCGAACTGCCTCACGCTCAATGAGGACGGCTGCGCAGACCATACCGTTATCGGCTCTGACAAGCTCGACGGACGCCGGGTCGACGGCAAGCGCCTCTCCCGGGCGGCATGAACCGAACGCGCAAAGAAGGAATACGCCCTCCATGCACGAGCCGCGCAGCAGCTCGGCCATTCGCATAAGCTCGGCGAGGTCGTATATTCCCTTATCCATCTCATTGATCGTGTCGGGAACGGTGAGGCCTACCGAGGTCGGGTCGCTCTCGGCAAGCTCGTACTTCACTGCTGTCTTGTAGATGCTGGACAGCATGTTTAGCGACCGCCTCGCCTGGTTCTTCGTCATGCCGTCGAGCCATTTCTGTATTTCCAGCGGCCTCACTGCCCCCAGCTTGCAGCCGCCGAACTTCGGCTTGACGTACCTGCTCCAAGTCGATCGGTACATTTTCAGCGTGTTCTCTGCCAGCCGCTTCTCGCATGACGGCCAGTACAGTGTGTCGAACACGTACCTGACCGTGTGCTGCGTGCGCTGGTTGGTCGAGTGAAGCTCTATCAGCCTGTCGCGCTCCACCCTCGCCTCCGTCAGCGTCCCGGTGAAGTTCGCGCTCAATCGCCTGTAGCCCTTTCCGTCGCCCTTGTCTCCCCAGTACCTAATCCTGTAGCGGTTTCGGTCTAAACGGGCGATAGAACCCCTCTCAGCGCGTTTCCGTGGCATAATTAACCTGCTTTCCTACCATGTGTGGGATAAGTCCTCTGGAGGCGTCGTTCATCTTGGCGGGTGGCGGCGCCTCCTGCTTTCTAGTTCCTCACCGAGTACCGCTTGCCGCAGTGGTTGCAAAGGTACTCGCGCTTTCCCTTCCTGCCCATCGCGGCACCGACCACCATGCCCTCAAGACGGAACAGTTCGGCGCCAATGAGCGCCTTTCCAGCGCTCGTTGACTTCGATGTGTTGTTCAAGAACGTGACGTCGGTGGAGCCGCACTTGGGGCAGCGGAGTCCTGCCTTGCGCTGGGCCTTCTTCACCTTTTCCGGGGTCGTGTCGAGCGCTGCACGGTTGAGCGTTGCGTTCGGGTTGGCAGGAGCGTAGCCCTTTTCGGCAGTTTCGGGCTTCGTCGCTGAGGTTGGCTTCTTCTTGTCATCCTGTAGCTCGCGCCTGCCCCATTCGGTGTTCCTGAGTACCAAGGCGCATACCAGGCAGACGGCGAACGCGGCGCACCAGTACGGCGCATACGGCCTGTAGTAATCGACGATAAGCGTGCACGCCGCAACGGGCAGCGTCACGAGAAAGCCGATGCCGCCCAGCAACAGGACGATTAGCCCCACCAGAAACGGAGGCTCTTTGGTTTTAGCCATTACGCACTCCTCTTAGAACGCTTGGAATCTCGCGTGGACTCTTTGCTTTTAGCGCTCTGGAACTCCGCGTACTCGTCGATTTTCTCTTTAGAGGTCGGCGTGCAGTTGCGGTAGTCGTCGAGAAGCGCTTCTTCGTCTTTTGTCAGCGGCGGCGGCGCATAGCGAGTCGGCTCTCTGCCGACTAGTTCGTCGAGCGTCACGCCGAGAGATTCGGCGATCGTAATCGCGTTCGCGATTGACGGCACGCGCTTTCCGTTCATGTAGCTGGAGATGGCTCCGCTACTCATTCCACAAAGCCTACACAAGTCGGCAGGCTTCATATTTCGGCTGTCGAGGATGCCTTGCAGCCCAGCTAGAAGGGTCATTTTCGTCTCCTTTCCTCCTAGTTGGGAGCAATTTTACCCAAATTGTCGTTGACACAGCGCCGTATCCGGCGCATTATGCAAAACCAGAAGCGCCGGATAAGGAGCATAAAGCCAATCAAGTTCACACGAGAAAGGAGGAACCGCTGGTGAATACCTGCGCAAAGCATGTCTCGGAGTACATCAAGTCAAAGGGAATCACGCAGCAAAAAGTTGCCGATTTGCTAGGACTCGGATGGAACGCTACTCACGCAAAACTCACAGGTGAGCGCCCGTTCACTCTCCAAGAGGCCGTCATCCTCGCCGACTTCATCGACTGTTCGCTCGATTGGCTTACTGGGCGTGACTCAGACCAGTAGCCACCAACCGCGTTTTCCCTCGCGGACTCGACTGTCATCTTCTCTCCTCCCATACCACGGAGCCAGTTCAGTGTCGTCTCCTTGCTGAACACCCTACTAGCAGCCGAGTCCGCGCGGGAAACCGCGCAATGTCCCAGACGGGACGCGCTCTTTGAGTACCGAATATTCGCCCCGAAAGGGGTAGGACCCAATCGGCATTGCGCCGTGCGGGTGGTAAGCCGTGAGTGCCAGACCGCGACGCGCGGTAACCACGGACATGCTGGGGTTTTGTGACCTTGCCCCAGCCGCCAGCGGCGACAGCAGCCGATACGGGCATCGGAAAACCCAGACCGCCATTTGCCCTTCGGCGGTCGCGTCGCAAGAAGATGTGTACAGCAGCCGTGTCGGTTGCCGTCGCCGCTGGCAAACACGTTCTCGGTAGTGTAACGGTTTTAGCACGGCTGATTCTGGTTCAGTCAATCAGGGTTCGATTCCCTGCCGAGAAGCCATAGCGGGATAGAGTACAGGTAACTCAACGGCCTCATAAGCCGTCCCATGGGGGTTCGAATCCCCCTCCCGCGACCAACACGGGGCATGCCCAGCGGTGCAGCCATTGTGCCGTATGGTTTGCCCCACCATTTGCGTGTAGCTCAGCTGGTAGAGCACCCGGCCGTTAACCGGGAGGTCGCAGGTTCGAGACCTGCCGCGCGAGCCATGCCGCCAATTCCACTAGGGGATGACGCACGCAGGGGATTACGTTGCCCCTGCCTGAGTGAATGGTTCGATCCCATTTGGCGGGTCCATTGGTGCGTAGCTCAAGGGTCAGAGCACTCTGTTGATAACGGAGAGGCTGCTGGTTCGAATCCAGCCGCACCAACCATGCCGCCTTAGTTCAAAGGTAGAACTCCGGTCCTCCAAACCGGTAATGCGGGTTCGACTCCCGCAGGCGGCTCCACTTTCGGAGCATTGGCACAGTAGCTACTGCAGCGGGTTGCTAACCCGTAGACCTCACACGAGGCCCGTAGGTGCAAGTCCTACATGCTCCGCCAACGGAGGGTTGGCAGAGAGGATTATCGCAGCTGTCCAGAAAACAGTAGGCCGTTAGTAGCGACCCGTGGGTTCGAATCCCACACCCTCCTCCATTTTTGTCGTCATAGCCCAAGGGATAGGGCGGCTGTCTCCTAAACAGCAGGTTGAAGGTTCGAGTCCTTCTGGCGACTCCATGTGCTGCTGGCCGAACAGCTAGGCAGCGGAGTGCAAATCCGCGCAACCAGGTGCGACTCCTGGGCAGCACTCCACAGGCGCGTAGCTCAACAGGTAGAGCAGCGGTCTCCAAAACCGTGGCGGTAACGCCTATGGGGGTTCGAATCCCTCCGCGCCTGCCAACTTTTCTCAAAACCAAATACCTAAGAAGGAGGTAACTGATGGTTTATATTTCCGATCCCACGCTCGATGTCGACTTGCATAGCGCGACGGCTAATGCCGCTGTGAATCTCGTTTTGACCGCAGACGACGCATATGCGCTGCGCGGCTGCAAGTCGTCCGATTCCGTCGCGCATGTCCTGACGAACGCGCTGCGCCGCAGGCTCTATTTTGGTGGTAGCGGCCCTCGTTACATCGGCGCAATCGACTGGGGAACAAAGCCCAAAATCGAGCGAGTCATCTTCCATGACCCCGCGACCATCGTGTTCTGGATGGACGGCACCAAGACTGTCGTCAAGGCGCATAACGAGAAGTTCGACAAGGAGAAGGGCCTGCTCGCCGCGATCGCCAAGAAGGTCTACGGCAACAAGGGCAACTTCAACAACATCATCAAGCACTACGTCGAGGAGTAGCTGATGGACGACATTGTCGAAGAGACGTTCCTGTGCGGAATCGAGGATGACAAAAAGACCATTGCGGAAAGCCCGATTAGCTTCATTTTCACAATCGGGCCTGAGAACAAAGACGCTTTCATCGATTGCTACCGCAAGGTGAAGCCGATGGACAACATGCAGGACATGATGAACGCAGCTCTCGGCCTCTATCTGACAAAGATTTATTCAGACCACTACACAACCGAATAGCACGAAAAAAGCCCCTGCCACATTCCACCGCGCGGGGGCTTTGACCTGAAAGGAGGTCAGCATGAGTGTAGCAGATTTGCAGCTGTTCAGCAGCGAGCGGTTCGGCAAGCTCAGAGCGACCAAGACCGAGTCGGATGAAATCTGGCTTGCCGCGACCGACGTTGCCAAGGCTCTCGGGTTCCGAGACGCAAACGGCGTCACTCGACTTCTCGATGATGATGATAAGTGCTGGTCAGCGGAACTCCCACAGAATGTGTGTGATATGGAAACCAGCGACGCTCGCCGCAAGGGAGGACTCAGGCTGATCAGCGAGTCCGGTTTCTACCGAGTGATTATGGTGAGCCGCAGCCCGAACGCCGCGCCGTTCCAGCGCTGGGTTACTCACGAGGTCTTGCCGTCAATCCGCAAGGACGGCGGTTACATCGCCACCAGCCCCGAGGACAGCGACGCCGACATTATGGCGCGTGCCCTGCTGATTGCCCAAAAGACCATCGACCGCAAGAACGAGCTTATCGCGCTCCACGAGGCGACAATCGAGGACATGAAGCCCAAGGCGCTGTTCGCAGACGCCGTGGCCGACTCCGACGGCACATGCCTTATCGGAGAGCTTGCCAAGATGATGTGCCAGAACGGTCTTGAGATCGGTCAGAACCGACTTTTCAAGCTGCTCCAGCGCGACGGCTACCTCGGCAAGTCCGGCTCCAACCGGAACGTGCCGACCCAGCGCTCCATGGACATGAAGCTGTTCCGCATCAAGGAGACGGCGGTTACCCACAGTGACGGTCGAGTCACCATCAACCGCACTCCCAAGGTAACTGGAAAAGGCCAAGCGTACTTCATCGGTCGTTACTGCGGGACGGTGGCAGATGGACTCTAACGCCGACAAGGGCTTGGCGGCCGATAGCGCCAAGGAGCTTGTCCGCGTCATCAATGTCTGCATCAAGGCGCTCGCAGAGGACGCGAACAAAGAGGAGCATCCGCAGCAGTCGGCGCTGTCGGTCGCAATGGCGGCTGGACTGCCAGCAAAGATGACCTACACGGTAGCCGAGTGCGGCAAGTTCACTGGACTCGGGCAGGACAGGCTCCGCCGCGACCGCGAGAAGGGCCTTATCGACTTCATCGAGCCTGACGGCGAGCGCGGCGCACGCATCAGCGTGTACGAGCTTGACCGTTATCTAAAGGACATTGGAGCGCTGCTATGACGACGTTCCGAGTCGATTTCGTCCGAGGTAAGGACAGGCCGCGCTTCACTGGCACAGGCCGCACCTACACGACCAAGCGGACGCACGATGACGAGCAGGCAATCCGCGCCGCCTATCTGGATGTCATCGCCAAGGAGGGCAACGTCCTCCCGGCAGAGCACCAGACAGGGCGTGAGCCTTTCATCCTAATTGTCGATGCGTACCGCGCCCTACCAAAGTCGCGCCCGAAGAAGGTCCTCTGCGAGGAGGACACCTTCAAGCCCGACTGGGACAACATCGGAAAGCTCGTGTCAGATGCCCTCAACGGTCTGGCTTGGAAGGACGACTCCCAAGTCGTGAAGGCCGACATAAGCAAGTGGCCTCGCATGAGGGGCCTTGAGAACGACCGTATGGTCATCACCGTCATCCCGCTCGGACTCATGAACATGGACGAGGTCGCGGAGGTGGACCCATGCCGATCGTAGGCGAGAACAAGTACTTCACGCTAATCAGGACTCCTGATGGCGACAACGACGCATGGCTAGAACAGCGCCGCAAGGGAATCGGAGGTTCGGATGTCGCTGCCATTATGGGACTCTCTCATTATCGCGGCCCCTACGAGGTTTGGGCAGAAAAGCTCGGGTACATCCAGCCAGCAGACCTCTCGGACAATGAGGCTGTTGAATGGGGGAACATCCTCGAACCCGTCGTGGGTGGTCATTACGCCAGTAAGCACCCAGACCGCATTGTTAGGCGCGTCAACGCTGTCTGCCAGAGCATCGAGCGACCCCATGCCCAAGCGTCACTAGACTACGAGGTCAAGGACCCCGAACTCGGATGGGGCATCTTGGAAATCAAGACCGCGTCGCTCTACAGGGAGCACGACTGGGACGATGGCGTGCCCATCTACTACATCACGCAGATTACCCATTACATGAGCGTCACTGGGCGCAAGTTCGCGGACGTCGCCGTGCTTATAGGCGGCCAGATTTACAAGGAGTTCCGCGTCATGCGCGACGAGGACGACGTCCGAGCCGTAAACAAGGAGGTCGACGACTTCTGGTCGATGGTCGAGGACGACGTCGAGCCGCCGATCGGAGAGGTCGGGGCTGAAATCAAGGCACTGCTCGCAAAGCACCGCACGCCGGGCGAACTTGTCGACATGGACAGCACGCCCAAGGAGGCCACCGACTGGCTGAAAGCCAAGGAGTCCCGAGACGCTGCGGTCAAGGAATACCAGGGAGCCGTCAACAGGCTGTGTCAGTTAATCGGCGACAACCGAGGGATTGTCACGCCGGACGGCAGGTTCACCTGGTCGCGCTACAAGAAGAACGGTCAAGACACGAACGGCGGCATCAGGTTCGCCGCCGCTAAGAAAGAGAAGGAATAACTTTGGGAGCTATCACGCAGGCGAAACAGGAGATTAAGCAGTCCCAGCAGCAGGACAACTCCTTCGCCGGACTTATCAAGCGCTGCGCTCCGCAGCTGCAGGCGGTCATGCCAAAGGGTGCGACGCCCGAGCGACTTACCCAGCTGGCGATCGCAACTTACAAGCAGACCCCGAAACTCGCCGAGTGCTCCGTCCAGAGCATCCTCGCCTGTTGCATGAAGTGCGCGGAACTCAACGTCGAGCCTAACGACATTATGGGCAACGCCTACATCCTGCCGTACTTCAACAACAAGACACATCGCATGGAGGCCCAGTTCCAGCTCGGAAAGAACGGAATGCTGGAGCTTGTTCGCCGCTCCAAGCAAGTCACGACCATCCGAACCCAGTGCGTCTACAAGGGAGACGACTTCGACTACTGGGAGGACGAGACGGGCGTGCATTTCAGCTTCAAGCCCAATCTCGATGCCGACCACGAGGTCAAGAACCTCAAGCTGGTCTACATGTCCTGCCATTTGAAAGACGGCGGATTCGTCTTTCTCCAAATGAGCAAGAAGGAAATCGACGAAATCAAGGAGCGCTCCAAGACCTCGAAGTCTGGACCTTGGGTGACTGATTATGCTGCGATGGCAGAAAAGACCGTCATCCGCCGAGCGTTCAACCGTGGCCTGTTGCCGCGCTCCGTCGAGCAGGCAAACATCGTCGCGTCTGACGACAGCACCCCGGTCATTCTCGACGAGGAGGGCAACCGCCTTTTCGAGGACCCGCTGGCTCCCGAGCCGACCGATGTGCCCGCAAACGTTGACGCCGAGACCGGCGAGATTATCGAGGAAGTTTCCGAGTAATGCCCATCAACCATGAGCTTACCGAGGAGGAGCGCAAGCTGGCGCTCAAAAAGGCGACCGAGGCGCGCAAGCAGCTCGCCGAGATTCGCCGCAAGATGAAGTGGCTGGAGGTCGAGCCGCTGGAAGTGCTCGATGCCCCCGAGGTACAGCGTATGCGCCTGCGCTACTTCATCGGGTCCCTGCCGGGCGTCGGCAAGACCAAGACCGAGCAGATTCTTGAGGAGCTTGGCATCGACGAGAAGCGCCGCCTCGGTAGCCTCGGTTGCCGCCAGCGCGACAAGATCGTGAAGCTGCTCAACGAGAGGAAGAAATAGTGTCCATTAACCGAGTGTGCATCACGGGCAATCTGACCCGCGACCCCGAGCTTCGCGCCACCCAGAGCGGTTCGCAGGTGCTCAGCTTCGGCATCGCCGTCAACGACCGACGCAAGAACCAGCAGACCGGAGAGTGGGAGGACTATCCCAACTTCGTCGACTGCACCATGTTCGGCACCCGAGCCGAGAAGATTGCCAACTACCTCGCCAAGGGCAGCAAGGTCGCCATCGAGGGCAAGCTGCGCTACAGCTCTTGGGAGCGCGACGGCGAGCACCGTTCCAAGCTGGAGGTAATCGTGGACGAGATTGAGTTCATGAGCCGACGAGACGAGCAGGGCGGTGCCGTTATCAGCACGCCTGTTCCCGCTCCAGTTCGCCCCGCAGCGCCCCGTCAGGCGGCTCCTGTCGCCGCTGCCGAGGTCTACGACGAGGACATTCCGTTCTAGGAGGATTCAGATGAATCTTGAGCGCGACGGCGCGCCAGACGCCGGACCGAACTACGAGTGCGGACAATGCGAGTCGTTCGCGTTCATCGGCGAGAGCGGCTGCGGCTTCTGCAAGAGAAAGTACGCCCAGTGGTACGACGAGCGCCAGAGCATCGGCGCTGCGGACGTGCTCGCATGGGTGCAGGAGAACGCGATTGAGGAAAGCGACGAGCCTTGTAACGGCTTCGTCGAGTACTGATTTGTGTGCGGGGTGGCCTTCACTGGTCGCCCCGCTTCTGGAAGGAGGTGGCTTTTGAACGAGTGCAAGACAGGCGCCGTCGTTACCGACTCGGATTTCGACCGGGAGGACTTCCGGCTGTGCATCGAGTGTCCCTGCAAATGCGACTGGTTCAAGGCCAGCTACCCGTTGGCGGGTCGTGCGCACCCGCTGGAAGGAGATGGAACCGATGGAGATTAAGACAGTCGCCGAGTACGGGCACACGCCCGAGCGAAAGCACAAGGGCGACGCCGGAGCCGACATGCGGGCCTTCATCCCGCGTCCCGTGACCATCGGGGTCGGGGAGTCCGCCTGGATTGACCTCGGCGTGAGCATGGAGATTCCCGAGGGTTACTTCGGTTTGCAGGCCCCGCGCTCGGGACTCGGGTGCAACTACGGCATCTGCCTGTCGAACGGAGTCGGCATCATCGACTCGGGATACCGAGGCCCCATCAAGGCCAAGTTGCTCAACCTTGGCGAGAAGGCCTTCACGGTGTATCCGGGCGATCGCGTCTGCCAGATGGTAATCATCAAGTGCGAGGACGTCGATTTCCTGAACGTCGACGAGCTGTCGGACAGCGACCGTGGGGCGAACGGCTACGGCAGCACTGGGGTCGAGTAACGCACTTATATAAGAAGGAGGTTAAATGGCAGATGTAAAGATTTTCGCTGAGAATCTTGAGGAGAGCGCCAAGAAGCAGGTTGACGAGATTGCATCGTGTCCGGCTTTCGAGGGTGCCACGATTCGCATCATGCCCGACGCCCACGCCGGAAAGGGTTGCGTGATCGGGTTCACAGCGAACCTTGGCGACAAGGTTATTCCGAATCTGGTCGGAGTCGACATCGGTTGCGGTATGCTCTGCGCCCCTCTCGACGAGCGTATCGACCGCTACGATTTGATTCAATTCAACCGCGACGTGAAGAAAGCTGTACCAACTGGGTTCAGCGTTCACAACGAGCCGAAATGCAGCCTTGAGAATGACTACGGTGTTGTGAACGGCGCCTATCTCAAGGGGGTCGAGCGGATTGAGTGCTCCATGGGCACGCTGGGCGGCGGCAATCACTTCGTTGAACTCGACGAGGACGAGTATGGGTATCAATATCTTGTGGTGCACACCGGTTCTCGCAATCTGGGCAAACAGGTAGCCGAGTATCACCAGGCAATAGCGCAGGAAATGTGCAAGGAAGATGTTCCTCGCGATCTCAAGTACCTCGTGAGCTTTGCGGCAGGCGCATATCTCAACGACATGCGTATCTGCCAGAGATACGCTACTGATAACCGTTTCCACATTCTCAAGCAGATTAAGGAACGCACTGGAATCAAGTTGGACCTGAGCGCTCGATTCGAGACGATGCACAACTACATATCCGATGACAACGTTATCCGCAAGGGCGCAATCAGCGCACACACTGGCGAGAAGGTCCTTATCCCGTTCAACATGCGCGACGGCTCAGTAATCGCCGTCGGCAAGGGCAACAATGATTGGAACGAGTCCGCTCCCCACGGCGCTGGTCGTGTCATGAGTCGTGCGCAGGCACGCGCCAACTTGGACACCGAGAAGTTTGTATCAGAGATGAAAGAGGCTGGCATCTACTGCCCGAGCGCCTGTGAAGCGACGCTCGACGAATCGCCTGAGGCATATAAGAGCGCCGACGAGATATTGCGGCTTATCGAGCCGACAGTTGAGGTCATCCATCACCTAAAGCCGATTTGGAACCTCAAGGCAACCGACATGAGGGGGTGGCGACATGACCGCTCCATGTAAACGTGAAACGGCATATGCCACCCCCGTAGTCGTGTTGTTCATCTTGATTGCCGTTGTCGGTTGCATCGGAGGTCGGTTCAAATGAAGCACGACTGCCAAAGCTGTGCCAAGTGGGACGATTTCAGCAGCGGATACTACGGCGTGTGCGAGCGCATTGCTCAGCACAACTACCTGCTGAACATCAAGAACAAACAGCTCTCAACGGGAGAGTTTATCGACTGCATCATCGACAGCATCACGCCATGCGATGGATCGTGCATGTTCTGGGCCGGTGCCAAATGCGATATGTAAGCATCTTTTCTGGTGTAGAGGCGGCGACGCTCGCTTGGGAACCGCTCGGATGGGAACCGCTCGCGTTCTGCGAGATAGACGACTTCCCGAGCGCTGTACTTGCCGAGCACTGGCCGAACGTCCCGAACCTTGGGGACATCACCAAAGTAGATTGGAAAAAGGAGATTCATGGAGCAGTTGACCTTGTGGTCGGAGGAAGTCCATGCCAGTCCTTCTCCATCGCAGGAAAGCGAGAAGGTCTTAAGGGAGCTTCTGGACTCATGTTCGAGTACATACGTTGTGTTCAAGAGCTTATGCCTCGGTGGTTCCTGTGGGAAAACGTCAAGGGAGCGCTCTCGTGTGAGGGGGGGGGCGGCTTTCGGACAGCTGCTCGGAGAAATGGATGCCCTCGGGTACGGTTTGGCGTGGCGAGTACTGGACGCGCAGTTCTTCGGCGTGGCCCAAAGGCGCGAACGTCTCTTTCTTGTCGGACACCTTGGAGACGCACGCGCCTGCGAAGTACTCTTTGAGCCAGAAAGCATGTGCTGGGATACTCCATCGAGCCGAGAAAAGAGGAAAGCCGTTGCCGCCGCTTCTGGACGCAGCGTTGCGCAAGGTAGCGGAACAGGACGCCTAAACCCCGATAGCCAGCATGACACCTTCTCGATCGCCGGAAACATCATCGGGCGCAAGCCCGAGAACGGCGGCAATGGGTGGGGGTTCCAAGAACCTGGGGAGCCTATGTACACCCTGACGACGATTGACCGTCCTGCGGTGGCGTTCAAGTACCATCAAGGCTCAAAGGCAGGCGGCATCGGAGCCGCTGTGGAGCAGCCACCGACACTCACTGCCGACTACCACAATCCTGCGGTTATGTACGAGGAGAGTGAGACATGCACAGCTGGCTTATCCGAGACAGGGCAGGCAAACCAGGGGGGGGCAAAGGACCTTTGATTCAGGACGAAATCAGCGGCACCCTCAGCACGGTAAACAACCAGAGCCTGGTGTGCATGACTGACACGCAGAAGAACACGAGCGTGGACGATGAAATCGCTGGAACGATCAGCGCCCACACCCGCAAAGACCCGCCAGTCGTCGCTTTCAAGAACCACCAAGGAGCGGCGAACGGCAGCGGCGCCGACGAATCGGAGCCGATCGCAGGTTATCACAACATCAATGATAATACGACCGCAGAAAGCGGCATCAACTCGGTAGTTCGTCGCTTGACTCCGCTTGAGTGCGAGCGGCTGCAGGGTTTCCCGGACAACCACACCAGAATCCCGTGGAAGGGAAAGCCTGCAGAGGAGTGCCCGGACTCACTGCGCTACAAGGCGTGCGGCAACAGCATGGCAGTCCCAGTCATGCGCTGGCTCGGCGAGCGCATCGAGGCGGTCGACAGGCTATAGAGCAGCAGAGCCGCCGGATTCCCGGCGGCTCCACCATTGGAGAACAAATGAATAACATCAAGGTCAAGTCCGTTAAGTTCAGCGGACCTGCAACCATCGTCTTTTTCGACGACGGCACCAAGGCCGTCACCAAATGCAGAGCCGGAGACGAGTACGACATCAACCTTGGGGTGTCGTGGGCTATCTGCAAAAAGGTCGCACGCGATAGTGGACTCACCGTAAGGGATTTGATCACAGCCGTCGTGCCGCAGGAGTCGTACCACACGATGCCGACGTTCACCACGCGCGTTTCGGTGCGCACCATCGCTCAGCTGTTCTGCGACACCCGCATCGACTGCCTTGTGGACACCGCTATCGAGGAGTCGCATGACGCAGCCGAGTCCGTGGCCTTCAAGCAGGCGTTCGACGAGTCCCTGTGGCCGGAGAAAGCATATGCGGGAAAGCGCCCCGGCCCAGGCAACAGCAGGTACAAGCCTCTAATCGACGCGTTTATCGACAGCGGACTGTCAGTCATCAAGCACAAGTACACGACGAGTAGCACCGACTACCGCGTTGGCCGCAAGGCATCAAATAACGTGCAGTCCTGCATCGAAAGTTACATCAGGACAAACGGGCTCTCCGACATTATCCGCGTATATCGGGACAACGGCTACGTCTGCATCGCGAGGCTCAACAAATGACGGACAAGAAGAAGCCAGCGGGCAAATGGCACGCCGTATTGCGCGATGACGGCAAGCGCTACGTGAGCGTAACTGCCGCAGCCGTGTCGGTTGCAGCCGCTAAGTCCACCATCAGCGCGGCCTGCCGAGACGGGAGCATGGTCGGCGGCCACTATTTCAGCTACGAGGAGGACGGTCGCCGCTACGCCTGCACCTGCAAGATTTGCGGCAAGGCTTTCGGCGGCGCAGCCAAGAACGCCGTCTACTGCTCCCAAGAGTGCAGGGACGAGGGCAGGCGCAGGATTCACACTTCCAGCCGATGCCGCAACGGAGTCGGCACCAGGGCGGGCTACGTCTCAAAGAACGCGAAAGTCGATTCGTACCTAAGGATACGCAACGTAAGGGAGGAATGGAAATGACCGATAGCCGAACCCGAACGCAGGTGCTCTGCGATCTCGTCTGCAAGCTGACAAAGACCATTGAGTTCCTGAGCAACAAGTCAACAAGCAAGTACTCGGGGGCCATGGTCTGCAAGCTCCTCAAGGAGGTCCAGGACGAGGTTTCCGCAGCATTGGGGGCTGCAGAATGAGCGAGTACGCAAGCCATTACAAGCATGGCAGCATCGAGACTGCCGACAAGATTGAAGCCGTTACCGAACTGCTCGGCAAGAGTGGCATGGTCGGCGGCGCCTATATCTCGGACGTAGCCCACGCGCTCAAGTACTTCGACCGCGCTGGACTCAAGGATGACTACGACGAGGACCTATATAAGTGCGCAGACTGGCTGCACCGACTTATCACTGGACAGTTTCTGAATGAGGTGTCAGGACGATGATTCAACCGCTGAAAGACATGGACGGGAACTATATCCCGCTGGACACTATCGAGCTTTACGACGATGACGGAACCGCAGTCGGGCTTGCCGGATTCTTCTACGTGTCGCGTGTCGGAGTGTGGTCCGCAAGTACCGTTGACGGGAAAACCCTGTTCCCCAATCTGTACCACCTGAACAACCCGACCGAGGAAAAGGACATCGACGAGCTTCTTAAAGCGCTTGCGGAAATTGTCGAAAACGACAAGTTCCGCAATCTTCTAAAGAACCACTTCGCCGAGCTTAAGGAGCGCTGCGAATGAGTGTCGAGCTGCCAAAAGACCATGAAGGCTGCGAGATTCCGCTTGATACCGAGGTGCTGTTTTACAACAACGGCGCGAAGTTCTACGTGGAAGAGTTCAAACTCTGTGCATTGCCATCATCACGGACAAGTTTCTGGACAATCAGAGGTGTATTCGAGGACGAAGTGGAGAAATGCAACTTCTTGCCGCATCTCCTACATCTAGTCCAGCCCGACAGCTGGGAGAAGCTGGAAGAGGACTTGGACAGTTGTTGCGCCTCGACTCGGTACATACCCTGTGCGTATCTCAACAAATCAAGCGACGATTGCGATAAATGCCTATCCGACCCAAATAAAGAATGCGTTGTCCAAATGGTAAAACACATCGCGCTGCGCATCCACAAACTGAGGGGCGAGGGTGAATGAGTTGCTATTTCCGCGACGGGTCTCGTATTGAATCTATACACGACTTTCCACATCGCGGATTTCCAAACACGACAATTGGGACTATGACTCTGATGCGCCATTACGATGGCGATCCTATGGTCAAGGTCGAACTGAATACAGATGTGACGCTCGACATCTCGGTAGATGGGTCGTTCCGTGGTTGCGAGGATGTCAGCGTGACTGCTACAGGCTTCATCGAGGGCGTCAACTACTGCCCGTTCTGCGGGCGCGACCTCACGAAGAAGGTGGAAGTATGACGACCATGAAGCCGTGCTACAGGTGCCATTCAACCGAACACCTGCACATCACGATTATTGATGACTATCTGCACGGCACCCTATCAGCCAAGGTAACTTGCACGGAGTGCAACACCTATACGCAGCTGGATTATGTGCTCACCGGGCCGAATGCCGACGAGAACAGACCGGACGACGTGCAGCTGACCAGCGAGGTCATCGAGCGATGGAATGAACATTGCTACGACATGGAAGGGATGTTTAATCATGAATGATGAGCTAGTAGAGCTGCTTAACGGGCTGAGGCCGTGCCCGTTCTGCGGAAGGTACAGCACCATCTTCAGAAGGGAGCTTGTGTCGAAGTCCGGCACGTATCTCTACACGGTCAGGTGCTACAGGTGTGGTGCCGAAGGCCCGAAGGTCTACGGGGACGATGATTCGAGTTCTGCAACAGAGACGGTTGCGGAGCTTTGGAACGGAAGGGCTTAGCCGAATGATTAAGCATTTCTGCGACCTTTGCTATCGCCCGATTAAAGGTCTGCCAGCTCACTTATCGCTGACTCGCAACGGTTCGCCCGGCAGCGGTGTTCTCCTCAGCGTCTACAGCAAGGAGATTTGCAAGGACTGTTACCGAGCCATCGAGGACACCGTCAAGTCCATTACCAAGGAGAAGAAATGAGCAAGTACACCGTCAACGTTGAGTACACCATCAACGTTCCCGATGACGAGTTCGGCGAAAACGATGACCAGCTAGCGGAAATAGAGGACGGCTATAACTACTTCGTCGACGCGTTCCAGGCTGAGTCCTACTGCGTTTCCGTTGAGGAGTGCTAGGAGGGCCGATGAAAACAATCGACCTTAAGCCATGTCCGTTCTGCGGCGGCAAAGCCGAATTCGTGTCATCGAGTCCATGCGGAATTGGACCATTCGGCGTTTGCTGCGCACGCGGGAACCCGTGCTGGATTCATCCGAGTACGGACTACTACGATACGGAAATCGTGGCAGCAGCCATATGGAATAGGAGGCTACTCAATGGAGCTTAAACCTTGCCCGTTTTGCGGACGACCTGTTTACAAGAAGCCGTATACGCGTCAGGGCAGAGGCGCATGGATTAGGCAGGGCGTAATTTGTTGCAGTTGCGGAACCGAAATGCGCATACGCACAATCAGCAAACATACTGCCGAGCTGTACGAGCGCAACTTTTGGCGTATTGATCAAGACAAAGCCGTCTATAGCGGCGATGTGAACGACGTTGATGCCGTCATTCGGTTCACCAAAGACGAGCTTGTCAAGCGGTGGAACACAAGGAGCGAAAATGCTTAGCTTCTGGCGCCACCCAATCATTTTCATCAGGCGCCTGCTGCTGCCGACATGTAGTACGTGCATCAACTACGACAGCGATCGCGGTACTGGGTTCTGCGACTGCAAGGAATATCGCGATCGGTACGAGAAACTGGAGGGTGACGAGCTGGAGAGCGCGTTCTGCTCCGAGGTTCGCGGCACCCGGTACTGCAAGTACGAGGAATTTCACTAACCATACAACCAAATAAGGAGGAGGATATGGATTCCAACGCTATCAAGGAGATAGCCAACCAGCTGGGCGTCGGTGCCGACTACCTGCTGAACCACCTATCCGAGTTCGCTCCGAAATGGGCGGCCATGCAGGTCGCCAAGAGCGGTGTCGCCTGCGTTTTTCTGGCGGTCGCGCTCGCCGTGGCGATTCGCATACTCATGTGGGCCATCCATTCGAAAGATGACAGCGATACGGATTACTGCCATGACGTTTTGTGCCGCTACTCAGATGACATAGACAGCACCCTTGTGATTATGTTCTGCGGCATCTTCGCCCTCTGCATGTTCATTGCGCTCATGTGCTGTGCCACTGACCTGGTGACTCATATCGCGTCTCCCGAGGCGGCTATGTTGAACGATATGCTGGAGGCGGTACGACAGTGAATAAGCGGGCGATGATTTCTCAGCCTATGGCTGGTAAGACAGACGAGGAGATCGCGGAGGCGAGGGACAACGCGCACGCTCAGCTGCGTGAGATGGGTTACGAGTTCGTAAATACCCTGTTTACAGATGAATGGTACAGCGACGAGGCCATGAAGAAGCGTGGCGTTGTGCAGATTCCGCTCTGCTACCTTGCGAAGTCGCTTGAGAACATGAGCCTGTGCCATGCGGCCTACTTCTGCAAAGGCTGGGAGAACGCACGTGGATGCCGTATCGAGCACGATGCCGCCATCGCGTACGGGCTTGAGGTGCTGTATGAGTATTAGCGACAAGGAACGCCGCGAGGTAGCGGCGAAGATGCGCGAGATATGCCGCGAGAACCCGGACGTCTCGCTGCAGACTATGGTCGCCTCGGCGATGAACGAGTGCCTGCCGGAGGGCATGGAGTACGGTCCGACGCTCGCCGAGCTGATAGACCGTCCGACCTGCACAATCGTCGAGAGCTACATGGGAGACAACTTGGAGTTCGTCGAGGAGACGCCGTATCACGTACTGTCTTGCGGCCACATTGCCTACGGCGATGACGACCCGATGTTCTGTCCCGTATGCGGAGCGGCGGTGACTGATGATTACCGATAGCGAGCGGATTGAGACCGCGAGGCTCCTACGGAGTTTCAGCTGTGGTGGCTCCTCATGCGTTAAGTGCTCCGAAATATCGGAGACGCTTTTCGGTAGAAAAGGCGCCATCTGCGACTTTGATGTGTCTTTTGAAAAAATCGCAGACCTACTCGACATTCCCACATGCGTCATGACCAATGTTGGTGGCGATTTTGAGAACTCATTCCAGTGCTCCAATTGCATGAACGAGTTCGACATGCCCGACTACGATCGGTATCCGTACAAGCGTTGCCCTGAGTGCGGGGCGGTGGTAATCCCATTCCAGTACGAATAGAACCAACCAGACCCGCAAATCACGCGGGCTATTACTAAGGAAGGAACCCAACAAATGAATATCACCCGTCGCAAGGCCGTGTACATCGCGGCCTTAATTGTAAGCATCCTGGCTATCGTGACCGTTTGCGGTCTATCTGGCTGCACCGAACGTGCTCAGGTCAGCCACAACCTATCCCAAGATGCCGACAACTTTAACGTTCGCCGCCGAGTGACCGTTATCAACATGCGCTCGGACAAGGTTCTGTTGCAGATGGAGGGCTGTCTTTCAATCAAGACAGACACCGAAACCAATGAGCTGAACGTTATCGCCGAGCTGCCCAACGGCGAGTACCAGAAGCATTTCATCTACCTCAATGATTGGACTATGTACACGGTGGAGCAAATCGACTCCACTAAGACCGACAAGTACAACTATGAGTTCAACTTCCTGCCGCAAGAGCTGCCCGGCGTGAAGATCACAAGCAAGGACTAGCCGATCGGAGTGCCCGGCACTATGCTGGGCACTCCACTTTGGAGGCAACATGGCACCGACTCTCAGGCGCTGCCCTTTCTGCGGCGGCGAGGTGTACGCCCGTGAGGTCATCATCATCGGCGGCACCGAGGAGTTCGAAATCAGGCACCGCGACGAGGATGCGGCCTACAGGGACAACTGCCCGATGCTGGTCGGTCTGTACCCGAATGAGGGCGAGCTGGTAGCAGCCTGGAACGATTCAAAATTAGCTCATATCTAGATTCTATTGTAAGGGGGTTACTATATGGCGGAACGCAGAATGTTCGCCAAGACCATCGTGGAGTCGGACGCCTTTCTCGACATGCCGCTGTCGGCCCAGTCGCTGTACGTCCACCTCGTGATGAACGCCGACGACTGGGGCTTCGTCAACAACCCGCGCTCAATCCGCAGGATGTGCGGCGCGTCGGAGGACGACTTGAGGATTTTGGTCGCGAAGAAGTTCATCCTGACGTTCGACTCTGGCGCGGCAGTCATCAAGGCGTGGTGGATCAACAACTACGTCCGGTCGGACAGGCGCCACGCAACTCGCTACCAAGACGAGTTAGCCACGCTTTACATTGATGAGAACAAATCGTACACGACGATGGACACGGGCTTACCTGCGGATATGTTCAAGCCGGTAGACAAACGGGAGACACTTGGTAGCCAACTGGTAGACAAACGGGAGACACCTGACTGTCAGTTGGTAGACAAACGGGATACCGAGGTTAGGTTAGGTAAGGTTAGGTTAGGAGAGAGTACTAGTAACTCCTCTGGGGTTGATACTCAACCTAATCCCAAGGGTTTTGGCGCGTGCGCGCCCGAACAACCGAAAAAACGGCGGGCGAAAAAGTTCGTGAAGCCCTCGATTCCCGAGGTCGCCGAGTACGCCGAGGGCTTCATCAAATCCAGAAACCTGCGATTAACAGGGGAAACGTTCCGAGCCGAAAGGTTCGTCTCGTGGTACGATTCCAACGGCTGGAAAGTCGGCAAGAACCCGATGAAGGACTGGAAGGGAGCGGTCAGGACATGGATTTTCAAGGACTACGTGGACGATTCCGCTGCCTCTACGGCCTCTGACGCCAAGGCCCTCGACGCCTTCGACTTCGCTGGGACGCTGTGATGGAGCCGAGGACATGTCCCACTTGCGGTTTCCCCGTGGAGCGCAGGGTGTGGGACTTAAACCGCGAGCTGCTGATTCCATGCAAGTGCAGGTGCTCGACGCTAGAGGCCCGCAGGTCGGAGTGCTTCCCCGTCCCCGAGATGGCGTCGCAGACCTTCGCCGCCGACGACGGCGAGTTCGGCCAAGACGTGGTCGAGAAGTGCAGGAAGTACGCCGACAAGCTGCCGGGACTGCACTCGGGGCTGCTGCTTTTCGGGCCTCCAGACAGCGGCAAGACCTTCCTCAGCTGCTGCATCGCCAACGCCGCGCTGGAGAAGGGCATGAGGGTGCTGATGCGCTCGATGCCGTGGGTTCTCAGCCGCAGGTACGGCGATGTGGCCGACACGATCGAGGAGCTGGGGCACGCAGAGCTTCTGGTGCTCGACGACCTCGGGGCAGAGCGCGCCACCGACTACGGCCGCGAAATCGTCTACAGCGTCATCGACACCCGTTACCAGAGCCGCAGGCCGACCGTCATCAGCACGAACCTGACGAGGACCGAGCTGGCGGCACCCGACGACATGGCCTGTCGCAGGACGTACAGCCGAGTCCTGGAGATGTGCATGCCGCTGGAGGTGGACACGGGCCGCAGGCGCTCCACGAGAGAGCGCTACGCGGACATGGCTAAGGAGTTCGGCTGGTGAGCATATCGCTCAAATGGGCTTAGAAAGCCACAGGATTTGATTTAAGGGCACTTTCTGGTTTGAAACCAGTCAGTGTCCTTTTTTGTTTAAAACGGGGCCTTGAAACGGCTCTCATTCGTTCGGAAGGACTATCGCTTGAAAGTTGTGTCGCGTATCGTGTCTGTCGTACTCGCGCTCGTTCTGCTCGCGTGCGCCGTCGCCGCCGTAGTTTTCCTGTTCTGGCTGCAGGGGTTCCTGGCGGCGCTGCTCCTGGGGCTGGCGTTCGGCGTCGAGTGCGCCAACGTCTGGGCGCTCTCCGCGCTCATGGTGTTCATTGCTGTCGGCGTCTCGGTGTACGTGAGCCGCTAGTGCTGCGCCAGGGCGAAATCAGCCAGTCGCTCCACGACTTTCGCGGCTACCAGGTCACCGCACGCTCTCTGGAGCGCCTGAAACGCCAGCTCAAGACCACCAAGCCGCAGGTCGGCAAGGAGCGCATCGGCTGGTGCATCGACAGGTGCGAGGAGATTCTTGACCGCGCGTGGGACGACGTCGCCGAAATCGAGTGGACCTGCGGCGACACCGCCTGCCAGCTTGTCGTGCGCCACTTCCTGTTCGACGAGGACTGGCACGACGTCGCCGCCGACATGGGCATACCCTACGACAAGGCCAAGAAGATCGCCTACGCGGCCATCAAGTCTCTCGACTCAAGAGACGTTTGTTAGACCCCGTATGCGAGACTCTAAATCTGGTTTTATTGATAGGGGGTGAAGGTGAAGCGATGCAACTACTGCGGTCGGCTGCTGGAGGCGTCCGAGTTCAACCGCAACCGCGCCAACGCCGACGGCCTGCAGCGCAAGTGCCGCGAGTGCCAGCACGCCGACAACAGGCGCAGGGCGAGCGTGTTCGGCTACGCGCAGTACAACCGCTACATCAGCCACGGCCGCTACGCCGACTGCCCGTGATGTCGTGGTACCCGCAGCCGATCGGCGAGCTGGACAGCCCCAGGGTGCGCAGGCTCACGGACTCGTGCGGTGCCGAGGGGGCGGGCGTGTGGCTGGCCGCCAAGTGCGAGCTGTACCGCGCCGCCGCCGAGGGCCTTGAGCTGACGTTCGACGAGCTGTCGAGGGCTGTGAGCCGAGATTTGGGCATCAGCCGGAAAAAGTCGCAAAGCGTGCTGGAGACCGCCGCCAAGTGCGGCGTTTTCGAGGTCAAAAACGACGAGAAGCGAACGGTTTCAGGCTATGGGTTCAAGCAGGAGGTCGAGAGGTACAACAGCATCTCCGACCAGCGTAAACGCGCCGCCAACGCACGTTGGTGGAACGATAAAGTATAGGTAATAACCGTTCATAGGAGGTATGCAAATGCATATGCACTTGCATTGCCATAGCATAGCATTACATTACAGGCAGAGCATTGGCTAGGCGTCCCGGGGGCATACTGGCGTCCCTGACGGTCGGCGAGCTGGCGTTCCTGCGGGTCGTGGGTTGGCGCCACAAGCAGGGCGAGCCGTTCTGCTCCACCGAGGTAACGCGACGCGGAAACGAGCTGGACAGGAAGTTCTTCTGCAGCTGCGGCAGGGACGGAATCGCCGAGGTGTGCGACGGGCTTGTCTCGAAGGGCCTCCTGAGACGCGAGAGGGGCACCAACAGGTACTCGCTCACCGAGCGCGGGGCAGGGGGGTACGCCGAGCTTAGGGACACGTTCCCAAAGCCGCTCCGCGACTCCAAGGGCATGTACGTTTCGGCATCAGGTACAGCGACGGAGGATGATTTATGACGCAGGGAAGATACGGGAACAGCCCGAACACGCAGACCCCGGCGAACAACAGCGAGACTCTGAGCATGATCAGGGAGCTTATCAGGTGGCCGTCCATCGACGCGGGCGACCCCGAGCAGCTGATGCAGCGGTTCGAGGACTACGTCGACCTGTGCGAGCGCCACGACTCCAAGATTCTGGTGAGCGGCATGTGCCAGAGCTTCGGGATGACCCGCAACGACGTTCTGGACTGGGCTAAGGGCAAGAGGACTAGGCTTGATAAGGTGCTGAGCACCGAATCGGCAGTGGTACTCAAAAATATTTTGCAAAGTTTGGAAGTTTCTTGGGAATCGGCGATGCAGAATAACGGCTACCGCAACCCCGTGACAGGAATCTTTCTCGGTAAGAACAATTTCGGCTACCGAGACGAGTCACAGACGGTCATCAAGCACGAAGATGCAGCTCAGGGGCCTACCAAGGCCGAGCTGGAGGCCAAGTACATGGCCGCGCTGCCAGCCGAGGACGTGACGATCGAGAAGGTCGAGGAGCTTCCGCCGAGCGACTAGAAAGCGAAAGACCCCACTGCAATAAACGCAGCGGGGTCTTTTTTTGTGCCGACTTTCGGGGTCACTAACGACTTTCGCGGCCACTATAGAGCTGTCACGACTTTCGCGGCCACTAAGGGAGGAAAATCCGCCCTGGCGCCGTGGCCTTCACGACTTTCGCGCGCACTATAGGGCTTTCTGGTTCTGGCTTTCTGGCTATGGCGCAAACTGGCTGGGGAACGGCCGTTTTCCGGTCCCGCAGTTTTGGCGCGATCGGCTGCGTTTTGGTGTATCTAGCTGCTATATAGGCGCTCACGGGCCGCGCTGGATATGCCCGTATGAGGCGCTACAATGCCCCAAAAACTGGCGCAAAAACGCGGGCGGCGTATCAGTGCCACGTGCGTAAAAACTGGGCTAGTATCGCCCTAGAAACGGGCTAGAACGTGGCGCTGATATGCCCGGCGCGGTGGTTGCGTAGGTGTAGGCGGCTCCATATCTTGAACACAAACGACGCGCGGATATAGACGCTCACGGGCGCGGCCGTGGCGCTGTTAACGCGGATCGACAACAAAAAACGGCTCACGGTGTAGGCCGTGAGCCGCTGCAGGAGGCATAAAAAACGGCCCGACAAACGCCGGGCCGCGTGCTAGTTGTAGCGTAGCAGGAAATATAAAACGATGATCGGGATAACCACAGGCGCTAGCGCTATTGCTAGCAGGTAGATAAAGACGTTACGCACGGGCTAGTATTTCCCTTCTTTGTGTTCGATCTTGAAATTACACACTAGAAACAGCGTTGCGCACCATATGCCCAGCATAAAGCCGCCCAGGAGCGCATAAAACGGGTCCGTGAACAGTACCATTAGAAACACAAGCCCAGTTCACGTAAAACGCTGTCAACGTCGTTACACGCTGTTATGTGTATGTCGCTGGTTGCAGCGTTGAAACTGTCAACGGCCTGTTTATAGGCGTCCTGGGCGTTGCTCAGCGCTGTATATGCATCCTTGAGGCCGTTAATCTGCTGTTCGATCTGCTCCGGCGTAGCGCCTGGAGTGGCTAACATTTCCAACTTTTCGCGCTCACGCTCCGCGCTAAACTCTTCGTTCTGTAGGTGTATAGCGTATTCTTCCGAGTCAAAACGTACGCGGTTACTGCTTAAACACAGGTCGCCCCATTCTGAGCGGAAATAAACGGTAAAACCGTCAGGCAGTGCGTCGCCGATCAGCTTTAGCGTTCGTTTGTAACGTATGTTCATGCCCTCCAGCTGATCGCAGTTATCCAGTAACAGCCGGGCTAGTAACGCCTTGGCTGTTTTCCAGGTAGCGCGACGCGCTGAGTTTTCGCGGATAACTGCGAGGCGCTGAGTTTTACGCAGTGCCTTTGATTTATCGACGGCCTCAGACCAGGCAATATATCTATCGCTGTTGTCGCGTTTCTCTGCCATGTATCCAGAGATAGAAACATCCAGGCGCGCGGCCTCCTGTTCACGTTCGGCCGCGTTGGCGTCGTGCGTCGCCTGAGTGTATGCAATGCTGCAGGCTGTGCAATATTTAGCGGCCGCTTCGAGCTGATCGGCTAGCTGTTCAGACGCTGGAGTCTTTACTAACTGTTTCATCGCTAGCCCTCCATAACGTCATAAAATGCGACGTTCTCGCGCTCGTCGTCCCACACTTCAAACAGAAAACGCGGAAGGTCGCGGTAATACGCGCACGGTGCGATAGCGCTAACGGTGTAGTAGTTTCCGGCGTTGTCGGTGGCGTCGTAGCCCTCCAGGTTGTTTAGGTACGCAGCGCCTCCGATGATCGACAGGCCGTCGTTCACGTCGTCCATTCCTCGGGCGGTTCCATCGTCGAGCGCGAAAACGCTGCAGGCGCGGTATCGCATGGCCCACGCAAGTTCGCGCGGCATCATGCTTGAAAACTCGAGTTTGTGCTGATCGTCGACGCGCGTTAATTCGGTTTCGTCGCCGTTAATGCTGTTTGCCCACAGCGTGCGCGGCATGGTATCGTTGCTCATGGTATCAGTTCTCCATTCTGTACCGTGGCCCGTGCGAGTACCGTCGCGCGGGCCGTTTTTATGTCTAGTAAAAAACGTTTGCGTCAAACTCAAACGTTATCGGCCTGGGCGAACGGCCGAAATACGGCGAAAACTCGTACACTTCCAAACACTCAAACTGCATCGCTGCGAGGTAAACGGCAGTAGTTCTATCAATGCCCGTGCTTGTAAGGTCCTTTATATACGCGGCGTTGTAGTGGCTAATGCCGTTAATATCGACCCTGAGCGCGTGCAACCCGGCCATAGCTAGTCCATATGCAGTAGTAGCCCTGGATACAAACGTAACCTCTTCGCCGTCCCAGCGTCTGGCTATATACCTCATAGCTGCTGATCCTCCTTATAGATATAGGTTCTAACCGTTCATCGTTGGCTATATAGGCTATAGCCGTTCAATCATCGCCGTTTATCGTTTGTCACTCCTTATAGATATAGGCTATATCCGTTCGTTATTGTCGAGTTGTAAACCGTTGAGTTTGTGGCTTGCCGCTCGACACGTTCCACTATAACACCTGTAATAAGCAGGGTACCGGGCAGTTTTTCCGATCCCAGGCAACCCCGCTACTAAGCCCTCCGACCGCCGAAAAAAACAAAAAGGCCTTTACAGGCGAACGGGAATACCCTATATTGTCGGTAACGGAAGGAGAAACCATGAACTACTCGGATGCCTATAGGCAAATCATGAAATCGCGCGGATACACCCAGAGGGAGCTGGCAGCGGTCATCGGCATAGCGCAGGGTTCGCTGTCCTGCTCGCTCAAGGACGGCAACCCGACGCTCTCGACGGCCTCGAAGTACCTGGGACCGCTCGGCTACAAGCTGGCCCTGGTGCCCGTGGGGTCGAGACTGCCGGACGGCTCTCACGTATTGGACTGTCAGTAGGGGAGAATGGCAGGCCGCGTGCTCGCGTTCACGGCCTGCCGCCACTTCTTTGCGCTGAGTGGCTGATACTAGGAGTATTTTAGATGATTTACGGTTACGCCCGAGTGTCAACGAAAGGGCAGCTCAGGGACGGAAACTCGCTAGACGCACAGCATGAGTCGCTGTTGGAGGCTGGCTGCACCGAGATAGTGCAGGAGGCTTTCACTGGCACCACGACCGACCGACCGGAGTTCGACGCCCTGCTGGAGCGCCTGAGCGACGGCGACACGCTGGTAGTGACCAAGCTCGACCGAATCGCGCGTACCGTCACTGGCGGCTGCGAGGTCGTGAGGTCGCTCCTTGACAAAGGCGTGACGGTTCGTGTGCTCAACATGGGCACCTTGGACAACACGCCCGTCGGCAAGATGATGGTCTCCGTCATGTTCGCCATGGCCGAGTTCGAGCGCGATATGATCGCCCAGCGCACGGCGGAGGGCAAGGCTGTCGCCAGGCAGAAACCGGGCTGGCGCGAGGGCAGGCCGCCCGCCGAGGTGGACGTTGACGAGTTCAAGCGCCATGTGGCGCTGGTGAAGGCCAAGAAGGAGAAGCGGCGCGACGCCTGCGCGCAGCTCGGCATAGGCGTGAGCACCTACACGAAGATAAGGCGCCGACTGATCGATTCAGGAGAGCTTGAAGTCTAGACGCAAGCCCCGTGGGGATTTACCCTGCGGGGCTTTTTCTTTGCCGCACGAGCGGAATCCGCGCCGCCGCGACCCTATGCGGCATGGATGCACTCACCAGGAACATACTCAACTACATCTCACTGAACCCGAGGGACATAGGCGCCTACCGCGACCTCGTGTCCATGCAGCGCCAGCGCAGGCATGACGGGACTGACGAGCACGACGCCCTGAAAGCGTCTCTCGACGCCGTGATTGCCGCAATGCGCGGCGGCTGGGCAGACATCGATGGCATATCGGCCCTCATGGAGGCGCACCGCGACCTGCTGACGCTCGACGGCAAGTGGGACTTCGACTCGTTCGCGCAGGCGATGGAAATCGACCGAACCCCGGACAGCAGGCTCTGGCTCCCCAGGCGAAAGCAGCTGTGGCGTCTCTATCAGGAGCTGCAGTGGTTCGAGACGGACCCGAACGCGGAGTTCCTGAGCGTGTCCATGCCTCCGCGTACTGGAAAATCGTCCAACTGCTCCATGGCAATGGTCTGGCACCTCGGGCGCGACCCGCTCCACTCAAACCTGATGACGGCGCACTCGGACAAGCTGACCAAGCACTTCTACCAGCAGTGCCTCCAGTTCGTAATCGACCCGGAGTACCGGTTCTCAGAGATTTTCCCAGACTCGCCGCTCGTGTGGCAGTCCTCGGAGGACGAGGCCTTCTCGCTCAAGAAGCACGGGGCCTACCCGACATGCACCTGCCGATCGGTCGAGGGCACCCTGACGGGCGCCGTCGAGGTCGGCGAGGGCGGCTGGCTCTATGCCGACGACTTGGTCAAGGACCTGGAGGAGGCCATGTCCCCGCGCCGACTGCAGGGCAAGTGGGAGGCCTACATCAACCAGTGCTACGACCGCCGCAAGACTGGCTCCAGGCAGCTCATGGTCGGCACGCGCTGGGACGTTAATGACCCGATCGGCCGCATGACCCGTCTCCACGAGGGCGAGAGCGGGTTCCACATCCTGACCATCCCGGCGCTCGACCCGATCTCAGGCGAGAGCAACTTCGACTACCTGTACGGCGTCGGGTTCGACCGCAAGTACTACCTCGACATGCAGCGCACCACGGACAGCGCGACCTATGCCGCCAAGTACGACGGCACGCCGTTCGTCCGCGAGGGACAGCTGTACAGCCCAGATTCCCTCGAACGCTATCTGGAGCTGCCCGCAGGGGAGCCGGACCGCGTCATGGCCGTCGTCGACACCAAGGGCGCCGGAGAGGACTACTGCGCGATGCCGATCGCCGCGCAGTGGCGTGGCTCCGACAAGTGGTTCATCGTCGACTTCCTGTGCGACCACTCCGCACCGAAGACCGTGAACCAACGACTCGTGAACTTCATCGACCGCTACGGCGTCCAGCAGGCGCGCTTCGAGTCGAATGCCGCTGGCGGCAAGGTCGCCGAGGACGTCGCCGACATGCTCAAGGAGAAGGGGACGCTGTGCGCCGTCTCCAAGAAGTACACCGGGTCGAACAAGGAGACCAGAATCCTCGCAAGCTCAACTTGGGTCATCGACAACTGCGTTTTCAGGGACACGACGCTCTATGAACCGGGTTCCGACTACTCGATCGCCATGGGCCAAATCACCTCTTACGTGCTCGACGGCAAGAACCAGCACGACGACGCGCCGGACGCCCTTTCGATGCTGGCCGACTTCCTGAGCAAGTCGCGACGCGCGAGGGCGCGAGTCACCAAGAGGCCGTTCTAATCCGGCACGAAGGTTTTCGGCACTGAACCGAACATCTCCAACAGGGGCGCAATCCCCATCGAATCGCTGCTGGCTGGCCGTTTTCACCTCCTTCCTTCCGGCCAGCCAGCATCGAGCGAGAAGCGGAGATAAGTTGGCAGAGAGCTACAGCGAGACTGAGAACAACCGAATTCAGAGCACCCTGCTCCACGGCAGGCGCCGTATCGTGTGCGGCGAGCAGAACATCACCGCCGCGAACGTGCGCGAGGTGCTGGACCGCTCGACGATGGTCCACGGCTGCAACTCCTCCGACATCGACTACCTGTGGAGGTACTTCCTCGGCTACCAGCCGGTCATCGACCGCAAGAAGGAAGTCCGTCCCGAAATCAAGAACATCGTCCTGGAGAACAGGGCGTACCAAATCGCCAAGGACCGCGCCGACTCGCTGGCGGGAGAGCCTATCGCCTACAGCGCGCACGGCTCCTCCAAGGACTGCGAGGACGCCGAGAAGGTCAACGACGAGTTGAGCCACAAGGTCCAGCAGCTCAACGACTTCTGCATCGCCGCCGACAAGCACGCCTGCGACATGGAGATTGTCCAGTGGATGTGCGTCTGCGGCGTCGGCTACCGACTCGTGCTCCCGAACTCGGCAGACGGCAAGTCCATCGACGAGGAGCAGCCGTTCAAGGTCGCGTCCCTCGACCCGCGCAGGACGTTCGTGGTCTACACCAACGACGCGTTCCACGAGCCGCTGTACGCCGTCACCTACGTGCGCGACGACGTCACCAACGAACCAATCTACAGCGTCTACACCGACCGACTCGTATTCACGGTCGAACCCGACGCCGTGAAAACAGCCGCGAACCCGCTCGGCATGGTGCCCATCATCGAGTACGACGCCAACTCCGAGCGCATGGGCGTTTTCGAGGCGGTCCTGAGCCTGCTCGACGCAATCAACGAAATCGAGTCCAACCGAGTCGACGCCATCGCGCAGTTCGTGCAGGCGCTGCTCGTGCTGGAGAACGTCGCGTTCGAGGACGATGACGCCGAAACGGGCTTCAAGAAGCTCATGGAGATGGGGTGCCTGCAAATCCGCTCCACGGACGAGAACAAGGCCTCGGTGCAGATGCTGACCTCCGAACTCAACCAGGACCAGACCCAGACGCTCGTGGACGCGCTCTACAAGACCGCGCTCTCAATCTGCGGTATGCCCTTCAACGTCGGAGGCTCCGGCTCCACTTCTGACACTGGAGCCGCCGTAACCATGCGCGACGGCTGGTCGAACAGCGAGAGCCGCTGCAAGGAGACAGAGGTCCACTTCAAGCGCGGCGAGCGCCTGTTCCTGCAGGCCGTCGCAACCATCCTGGACACCTCCATAAACCTCGGACTCAGGCCGCGCGACGTCGACATCAAGTTCACGCGCCGCAACTACGAGGCGATCCAGTCCAAGGCTCAGGTGCTGTCCACCATCCTCGGCTGCGGCAAGGTTCACCCGCGACTCGCGTTCGAGTACTGCGGAATGTTCCCCGACCCCGAGACGGCATACGACCTGTCGAAGTCCTACGCGGACGAGCAGGCGCAGCGACAGATGGAGCTTGCCCAGGCCAAATCGGTCAACCCCGGAGACGACTCCGGTGCAGATAGCAATGCCGGGAAACCCGGCGAGTCCGCAGGCGGCAGCGTCAGCGCCGCAGGCAAGGGGACGCAACCCCCGTCAACAAAGCGTAGCCAAGGAAAGGAAAGCAACTAAATGAATCGTGACCAGCTCAAGTCCCTGCTCGGCGAAGGTGCCTCCAAGGAGGTAATCGACGCGATCATGCGGGCCAACGGCGAGGACGTCAACGCCGGAAAGGCCGCAATCGAAACGCTGAAAGCCCAGCTTGAAGAGGCAAACGGCAAGATTTCGTCCCTTGAGGACGAGGCCAACAAGAACCTCACGGCAGACGAGCAGTGGCAGAAGCAGCTCGACGCCGCGAACGCGACGGCGAAGCAGGCTCTCCGCGACCTCAACGAGGCCACCGCAGCGGCGGTTTTCGCAGGCGCTGGCATGTCCGAGGACGAGTACAAGCCGTTCATCGGCTCCGTCATCGGCGGCACCCGCGACGAGACGACCGCAGCCGCAAAGGCAATCGCCGACGTCGTGTCAGCGAAGGCCAAGGCAGCAGCCGACGACGCCAAGAAGCAGGTGCTGGCGGGGATGCCGCAGCCGCAGGGCGGCGAAGAGGGCAACGGCGCGATTACGACCAAGAAGCAGTTCAGGGCCATGAGCGACACCGAGCAGATCGCTTGGAAGCAGCAGAACCCCGACGCATGGAAGAACCTCTCTTAGAAAGGCATTAAATGGCTGGCAAACTCTACATGGCCGACAAGACCTTCCCGTTCGACGAGGACATTTTCTTCGCCGACTACCAGGACGAGCCTGACCTTGTCAAGAACGTCCTCGTGACCTCGGGCATCATGGTCGACGACCCGCTTATCAAGTCCAAGGTAAACGCCGGAAACCAGTTCACCATCCCGTTCTACAACGCCCTCGACGAGGCCGACGAGCAGAACTACGACGGCGTGACCGACATCACCCTGTCCACCATCGGAGCCAGCTCGCAGACCGGATACGTCTACGGCCGCGCCCACGGCTGGTACGCCGACGACTTCCCGCAGGACTTCACCACCGCCAACCCCATGGCCGCCATCGCCGCCCGTGCCGCGAAGTGGCGCCAGACCAAGCGCAACAAGCGCCTCGCCGGAATCGCCGAGGCCGTCGTGGGCGCCAAGGGCATGACCGACCACACCGTCACCGTCGACACCCTGACCGCGACCACGCTGTCCGACGCAGCCCAGAAGGTCTACGGCGACAACAAGTCCACCATCAAGCTCGCCATCATGCACTCCTCCGTGGCACAGGCCTTCGAGGACATGGAGCGCGTGGACTACCTCAAGTACACCGACCCCAACGGCGTGACCACCGACCTCAACGTCTGGCAGGTCAACGGCCTGACCGTCCTCGTGACCGACGAGATGCCGCATACCGCAGCCACCTCCGGCGAGGGCGCCAAGGCCGCGACCTACACGACCTACCTGTTCGGCGAGGGCGCCTTCCGCTACGCCGACATCGGCGTCGCCCGCCCCGTGTTCAACGGCCGCGACGAGCTTAAGCGCGGCGGCACCAGCTACCTCGGCTACCGCCTGCGCGAGGCCATCCACCCCAACGGCTTCAACTTCACCGCCCCCAAGGAGACCCGCGCAAGCAGCCCGAACAAGGGCAACCCCGTCATCTCGCCGACCGACGCCCAGCTCGCCACCGCAGGCAACTGGTCGCTGGCCTACAGCGAGCACCGCGCCATCCCGTTCATGAAGCTCGTCACCCCGGGCGTCGCTTAGAACATGCTTAGCGACGAGGACAAGCTGAAACAGGTCTGTGCCCTCACGGGAGCAGGGCAGGAGGCAGACGGCGGGCTGATCGCAGCCTACCTGTCTGCCGCCCGCTCCCTGATTCTCGAGACGCGCAACCCGTTCGCCGATGACCCGGACTCGGTCGCATGGGAGCCTCGGTACGACTCCCTGCAGTGCCTGATGGCGGCGGACATGTACAACTGGCGCGGGGCCGACAACGAGATTACGCACGTCGAGAACGGCGTGACCCGCACTCGCACCAACGCAGGCGTCTCCAAGCAGCTCCTGCAGCGCATCGTCCCGCGATGCAAGTCGAGGTCCGTCCAGTGAGGTGCATGGAGCGCAACAGGCGAACCATGTGGCTCTCAAAGCCCTCTCGCACCGAAATCATGGACGGCGAGTACGGCACGGGCGAGTACGTAAACGGCTGGTCAGACACGGTCGAGGTCCGCGTGAACGCGTCCGCCCCAAGCGGCGACAGCTCCTCAAGCCCGTTCGGAACGCAGGTCGCCTATGACCTGCAGCTGGTGGCCGAGTCGAACCGCTGGGGCATCGACGAGGGCGACCGCATGTGGCTCGGCGACAGGCCAGAGCTGCTGGCTGACGGCCAGCCCTCCATGTCCGGCGCGTACGAGGTCAAGCGCGTGTCCCCGTCGCTCAACTACTGCGCGTTCGGACTGACAAGGGTCGACGGCCGATGAACCTCACGGCAGAGCTGTCGTACAGCTCGCTCGCGGCGCTCGAGAAGCGGCTTCGCGGGTACGCGGACGGACTCGACGAGAAGTCGGGCCAGCTCGCGGAGGAGCTTGCCGAGACTGCGGCCGACACGGCAAAAGAGCTGTGCCCGTCGACGCGGGTTACCGAGACGATCGGCTACCGCAGGACTGCGGACGGCGCGGAGGCTTTCGCAAACGGCCCGGTCCTGTCGCCTGCCGACGGCTCCTACGAGGTGCCCCTGAGCCACATCCTTGAGTTCGGCTCCGGCATACGCGGAGACGCCGCATACGGCTCCGAGAACGGCTACACGGTCAACCAGAGCGGCAGGGGAGAGTCCGGATGGACCTACCCGAAGGACGACGGCTCTTTCGGCTTCACGCACGGCCACATCGCCAGCAGGTTCATGGGAGCTGGCGCGGACGAGGCGCGTTCCGAGGTCGTCACTACCGCCAAGAGGATTTTCAAGTCATGAACGACCACTCCACACGAATCTTCAACTACGTGCGCCAAGAGGTGACCAAGAGGTACCCGAAATGCACCGTCACCTCCAGCGCGATCAACTCTAAGGACTCAGGCCTTCCCGCCCTGCTCGTCAAGTTCCGGTTCCCCGGAGAGGACGAGAGCACGCGCGACAGCTCCGGCGTGGAGCTGTGGACGCGGACGGCAGTGGAGGCCCAGTCGTTTTCCGGCACGAGCGTTTTTGAGGCACGAAACATCCTAGTTGCAGCGGACGAGGCGCTGGCCCGTTGCGGTTTCCGCAGGTCGAATTGGACGGAAGTTGCCGATGCCGACCCCAGCGTCCGCCGTCTCGCCGCGACTTGGCGCGCAAAGCTCGACAAGTCGGGCACTGTCGCGCCTTGGTAACTTGAAAGGAAATTACATGGCAGCAGCCGCATCCACCACCCCCACCGCAACCATCAACACCTACTTCTACCACTTCAAGAGCCTGACCGCCAAGCCCACCGCAGCCGACTTTGCAAAGGCCGAGAAGGTCGTGGACATCAAGAGCTACGGCGACCTCGGCGGCGAGCCTAACGCCCTCGACGCGACCACGCTCTCCGACAAGGTGCAGAAAACCGTCAACGGCGTCCAGAAGCTCGAGGCCATCAAGCTGACCTCCAACTACACCAAGGGCGACTCCACCAAGCTCGCTACCCTCTCCGCTCTCGGCGAGGGCGAGTGGTGGGCTATCGCCATGGGCGCTTCTGCCGATGGCACCCCCGACGGACATGACGGCATCTACTACTGGCAGGGTGGCCTGAGCTACTACGAGAACGGCGGCGAGGTCGACAAGGTCCGCGAGACCACCATCGTCGTCTCCTGCGCAACCGCCCCGGCTCTCCTGCCCGACGCCGCCTAGGCATAAACCACCGATAGGGATTGCAAACCGAAAGAAAGGTAAGACATGGACGAGAACACCGAGAACATCGAGGCAACTGAGGACACCGAGACCACCGAGGAAGTCAACATCGCCGCCCAGGCGCTTGAGGACATCAAGGGCCACGACAAGATCGTCATTGAGGACGAGGAGACCGGCACCGAGTACACCCTGTGCTACTCCCGCAAGATGGTCAAGGACATGGAGAAGAAGGGCATCACGTCGCAGTACGCCACCGAAATGCTCTCACACAGCACCCTGACCTCACTCGAGAAGTTCATCAGCGACTTCGTCATGCCAGCGTTCAAGAAGGAGCAGCCCAAGATTACCTTCAACGAGGTTCTTGGCATCTGGCAGGGTATCGAGGATAAGCCGTACATGATTGCACTGCTCGTCGCGTTGTTCAACCAGCCGATGACCGCGCTTATCGAAAACCCTACCGAGTCCCGAATGAAGTTCCGTCTGGTCTAGCCGGGGAAGATAAGACACCTTCCGATGGAGGGGAGCGCTATACGGGCGAGTGTCCTCTGGGACATGCGTTCGACATGGCGCTCCCCTCTGCCATTTCATTCGGGATGACCGTCGAGCAGTACTGGGACGGCGACCCTTGGCTGTACGCCGCTTTTAGGGAGTCCCAGCGGCAGCGCAACGAGCGCGGAGAGTGGGAGCGCTGGCAGATGGGACTCTACGTCTACAACTCCATCGCGGCGCTGGTCCCAGCGCTCAACCCGTTCGTTAAGAAGGCCAAGCCAGAGCCTTACCCGGAGGAGCCTTACGGCATCACGTCGTCTAGGACTCCCGAGGAGACTGCGGCGCACGAGGAGAAGGCCGCGCACGAGAAAATGGCTTTATGGCTCATGGGACATGGGCCTGCCTAGTGTAAGCACGGCGGGATTGCGCCCCCAGAAATGGGGTAGCCGTGGCAGAAGCCAGCATCGACCAGCTGCGAATCTCTATCGAGACCAAGGCGGACAACGCCCGCAGCGCCGTCAGAGGCCTAGCCGATGACGTAAAAGAACTCAAGACCGGGACTCGCGGCGTCGGTACGTCGCTGTCGAAGGTTGCGGACGGCATCGGCAAGCTGTCGTCCGCCCGCGTGGACAGCAAGAACGTCGCCGCGATAGCCGACGCCGTGCGGCAGCTGCAGGGCGTCAAGATTTCATCTACCGTGGCGAAGAACGTCTCCGCTATCGCGGCGGCCGCCTCGCAGATGAACAGCTCCGCCCAGGTGCGCGAGACTGTCAACTCCGTCCGCTCGCTTAGCGGACTCAAGCTGTCGTCCAGCATTGCCAACCAAATCAGGAAAATCGCCGCTTCTGTCGCGGAGATGAATCAGGTCAGCTTCGACGCGACCAAGTTCCATAGCCTGTATACCTCGCTCGCGGAGCTGAGCGCACTGCCGAGGTCAAACCTCGGCAGCACGGTAAACGCACTCAAGAGGCTCCCTGAGCTTGCCGCATCTCTCGACAAGATGGACATGACGTCCTTCCGCGCCGCCTGCGATGCGATCAACGACTCGCTGGGCAAGCTACCGGAGAGGTTCGCAAGCGTCGCGTCCGGTTTCAGGACTATAAAGAGCGCGTCCAAGAGCTTCGGCGCGAGCACGGCAAGCGGCACAAAGCAGGCCGAGTCCTCTCTTGACAGCTTCATCTCCAAGCTGCGAACCTCGGCATCGGTAATCCGCGCCGTGGCGACCGTCGCGTCGACCTTCTACAAGGTCGGTCAGGGAATCGCCTACTGCGTCGACCAGTCCAACCGCTACATCGAGAATATCAACCTCGCCGACACGTCCCTCGGCCAGTACGCCGCCACAGCGCACGAGTACGCTGACGCGGTGCAGGCCGCGCTCGGCATCAACTCGGGCGAGTTCCTGAAAAACCAGGGCACGTTCATGACAATGGCGCAGGGCATGGGCGTCGCTGCCAACAACGCGTACACCATGTCCAAGGGACTCACGCAGCTGTCCTACGACCTCGCGTCCTTCTTCAACATTAGCAACGACGAGGCGTTCGAGAAGGTCCGTTCCGGTCTCGCCGGAGAGATTGAGCCGCTGCGAGCGCTCGGCTACGACCTGACCAACGCGCGCCTGCAGCAGGAGGCCTACAACATGGGCCTCAACGAGCAGGTGTCGAACATGACGCAGGCCGAGAAGGCCATGCTGCGCTACAAGGCGATAATGTCGCAGGTCAGCTGGGCACACGGAGACCTCGCAAAGACCGCCGCGTCACCCGCCAACCAAATCCGAATCCTCAAGAGCCAGATGCAGACAGCCGCGCAGGCGATCGGCAACGTGTTCCTGCCGATGCTGCAGGCCATCATCCCGGTTGCCGTCGCGGTCGTTAAGGCCGTGGCGACGCTCGCCAACCTGCTGGCAAAGGTGACTGGTGGCACCGCCATCGCCAACATGGGCTTCGGTGACGGCGGAGCATACGAGGGCACGGCCGCCGCAGCAGACGATGCCGCAGATGCCATCGGCAACGCCGGTAACGCCGCAGGAGGCGCTGGCAACAAGGCCGGAAAGGCCGCAAAGCAGGTCGAGGAACTGAAGCGCCAGCTCATGGGCTTCGACGAAATCAACAAGTTCAACGAGACTTCAAGCGGCTCGGGCACTGGCAGCTCGGGTGGCGGCGGTGGCGGCGGCGCAGGCGGTGGCGGCGGCGCACCGAACATCTCCGACATCAAGCTCGATGACTACGACTGGGCGCTCGGCGACGGCCTGAGCGACAAGCTGTACGACGAGATAATGGACATGCTGAGCCGCATCGGAAAGGCGTTCCAGCCGCTCGTCGACGACTTCAAGGTCCTCGCAAAGGCAATCCAGCACCAGTTCGACGGACTCGACATCGTCGGCGCCGTCAAGAACGAGATCGCTGGCGTGGCGAACCTTATCAGCAACACGGTTCGACAGATTGTCGAAATCATGGGGCCGCTCGCCGTCGCGTTCAACTTCCCCGAGACGATCGCGCTGTCGTTCGACCTCGCGGCCCAGATGTGCCTGACGCTCTCCGCCGCGATAAACGGCGTCGGCACCATGATTAAGGGATTCACTGACACGGCGATAATCCAGCTGGTCGCATGGATTGGCGACAAGCTTCGCGGGGCCATCTACCTGTGCATCGACGAGCTGCAGAGCTGGCAGGACTGGTTCATGCGCAACGTCGACGCCCTCGGTCAGATCGGTCAGGCCGCAGGCATCGGCGCCTCGCTCGTGCTCCGACTCGCCGAGGTGTTCGCGGACGGAGCGTTCGCCGTCGCCGCCGGAGCGTTCCGCGCAATCAACTTCGTCCTGCAGGTGATGCTCGAGCTGCTTGTCAATAGCGAACCCGCTCGTGTGGCCGCGACGCTTCTCGGTGCAGCGCTGACCGCTCTTGCCGTCACCAACGGCATCGCCAAAGGCCTACAGGGAATCGGCAACGCTTTCACCGTCATGGCCGGAATCATCAGCGGCAAGTCAACCGAGTCCTCCGGCAAGGTCAAGCTACTCTCGACCGACCTCAAGTCTAACCTCAAGAACGCCGCTGGCGACGCCAAGGCTGGCATGCAGTTGCTCGGAGAAGCCCTTGGAATCACTAAGGTCAAGACCGAACTCGCTGCAAAGGCTACCGAGCGCGCAAAGACCGTGACGGCAGACGCCGCAGATGCGCTCGCCAACGAGCGAACCAAGCTGAACGAGGCCCGTTCCGCTCTCGGCGAGAATGCGAAATTTGCCGAGAAGCTTGGCGTCCAGACTCAGGCGATGCGCGTAAAGACTGCCGAGAGCAACCTTGCCTTGGAGCAGTCCAGGGACAAGCTGAACTCCGCTAAGCTGGCCGCTATGGACTACGCGGCCAGTCAGGACAAGACCGTCGCGGGCGCTGGCAAGATGGCTGCCGCCGAACTCAAGGCTGGCGCTGAGGTGGCTGCGAACACGGCCAAGCTGGGCGCGAGCACGGTCGCGACTGGCGCGATGACCGTAGCCGAGACTGCGATGACGGTTGCAAAGACGACAGGAGCGGTCGCGCAGGGCCTGCTGAACGCCGCTATCGCCGCGTTCCCAGGCATGGTGTTCGTTGCCGCCCTCAGCGGCATCCTGTCCCTGCTGCAGCCAATCATCGACGGCATCGGAAACGCCGTGCTCGGCTTCTTCGGCCTTAACGACGCCACCGGGCAGGCCACCGACTCCACCAAGCAGGCCAACGAGGTTCTGTCAGAGGAGGAGCAGCAGGTCAAGGACAACGTTGACTCCATCAGGGAATACGAGAAGTCGCACGACAGCCTAAAAGACGCGCTCGCCATGGCTGGGTTCTCCGAGCAGGAATTCGCCCAGCACCTTGCGGACACTGGGCAGACGTTCGATGACGTCGCGCAGCAGATTGACAGCTTCTCGCAGAAAACCATCAACAGCTTCGACGCCATCGAGACCGGTTCGAGCATGTCGCTCGAGACGGTCAACAACAACCTCGCCAACAACCTCGCTGTGCAGCAGCAGTGGTCCGACAACCTGATTCAGCTCTGCTCCATTACGGGCTGGAGCATGAACAGCTCCATGGTTCAGGCGCTGCGCGACGCGGGTCCCGAGAAGATGGCGACGGCGCTGCAGGAAGTCGTCAACAACCCGACCAGTGCGCAGTCGAAGCAGTTCATCCAGCAACTCGAGGACGCAGCGAACTCCGGTACCGACTCGTTCGCCGACGTTCTCGGTGCTGGCTCCACCAAGTCCAACGCTGCTGGCAAGAAGAATGCCAAGGGCGCCACGGACGGCGTGAAATCCGAGAAGGAGAACACCAAGTCCGAGGCCAAGAAAACCTCAGAGGCTACGGCCAAGGAGTTCGGTTCCGCTAAGAACCAGGCTAAGACCAGCGGCAAGACGATGGTCGACAGCTTCGCCAACGGCATCAACGACGGTGCCGCGAACGTCAAGTCGAAGGCCGAGGGCGTGCGCGACAAGGCCGTCACCGGGTTCAACGGAGGAACGGGCTACACCAAGGCCAAGTCCGCAGGCAAGAACATGTCCGGCGGCTACGGCGACGGCATCAGTGCTGGAGCGGCGTCTGCCGCAAGCGCGGCACGCGACGTGAGCAGCAGGGTTGTGTCCGCTTTCCGATCCAGCACGGGAACGGCCCATAGCGCTGGAGCAGCCGTCATGAACAGCTACAGGAGCGGATTGTCAAACGCCGCCGGAGGCGCGGTGTCGGCGGCATCGAGCGCATCCAATAGGGCCGCCAACGCTTTGCGCAACGGCAGCGGAACGGCCAGCAGCTCTGGCAGGGCGCTTGGAAACAGTTTCGTAAACGGACTCAGGGGAGTCAACGCGCGTTCTGCGGCGCACTCGGTAGCTGCATCCGGCGAGTACGGTCTGCGTGACTACCGAGGATGGTATGAGAACGCCGGAAGGTACGTCGGTTACGGATTCGACGACGGCCTGTGGAGCACTCGCTGGACCATCTACAACACCGCAGAGGTCATTGCGACCAACGCGGCCAACAGGATGCGCCGTAAGCTGCGAATCCACTCTCCGTCCCGAGTGACGATGGAAATCGGCGGCTACTTCGGAGAGGGCTTCGCTATCGGTATCTCAGACAGCGCCAAGTCCGTGTCCAATGCGGTTGCCGATATGACCGCAGAATCCCTCGACGCCACCGAGGAGGCGGCCAAGTTCGGAAAGAACGTCGGCAAGGCCTACGGCAACGCGATCGGCGACGGCTTCGACGGCTCCAAGGTAGCGTCCATGCTGCAGGACTCCGAGAACCTTGCACGCTCGACCTCGGCATCGACGTTCGATGGCTCGTCCAGCCGCTATACCTCGCACGAGGGTTATCAGACAACCTTCGAGACTGAGACTGCGGTTAGCGCCATGACCAAGGCCATGGTGCAGTCCGCGATGACTACGGGCCAGCTCGGCGGCCAGCAGGTCAACGGCGGTGGAGACACCACCATCGTCCTGCGAGTCGGTAACGAGGACCTTGCCCGCGCGGTCGTCAAGGGTAATGAAAGCCTCGCGCGTCGAGGCGTGGTGAGTTTGGAGTAGCCTCTTGGCAATCCTGAGCATCGGGGCGAGCGCCGACGGCGTGCGCCCCGTCTCGCCGGACCCGTCCTCGCTCGAATGGGGCCTGCAGGACGTGTCCGGCTCCGACGCCGGACGAGTCATGGACTCGAACGCGACGATGTACAAGCAGCGGCTGTGCCAGAAGCGCAAGCTCAAGTGCATCTGGTCGCAGCCTACCGCCGAACAGACGGCGGCTATCCTGCAGGCGGTAAACCCTGAGTACATCTACGTCCGCTACTGGGACGCGATGGACGGATGCATGGAGACGCGCTGCTTCTACGTCGGCGACCGCTCAGCTCCGCTCCAGTATGTCTGGGTAGAGGGCATGCGATACAAGACACTCAGCTTCGATTTGATCGAGAGGTAGCCCATGCTCAGCATCAGCAACGAGTACGAGCTGTCGCTAAACGATAATTCCAGCCAGCTAATCAAGGCGAAAATCGCCTTTGCCGACAAGACCGTGCGCGAGCTGACTGGCGACGACATCGTTTCCTGCTCGTTCGACCAGCAGGTTTCGTCCGACAGCTCGTTTGACATCGGCACGGCGATTATCGGCCAGATGAACATCACGCTCAATAACCACGACGGCAGGTTCGACGCCTGCGACTTCACGGACTCCAAGTTCAAGGTGTGGGTCGGCAAGGAGCTGTCGACCGGAACCGAGTGGATTCAGCGCGGCCTGTATACGGCGAACCAGCCTGACGCCTACAACGGCACCATTGAAATCTCGGCGCTCGACACCCTTTCCAGGTTCGAGGTGCCTTTCTCCGAGTTTGTAGAGGCAACTGGGCTGCGGCTCAACTATGGCGTCCAAATCCGGCAGGTGATAGACCTGATGTGCCGCTATCGCGGCGTGAAGTGGGACGATGACGGCAGCAAGGCGATGGACGAAACGTTCAACTTCGGCTATGTCGACAATAACGCGACATGTCGACAGGTTCTCGCGTACTGCTGCCAAGTCTGCTGCGTCAACGCATCTGCCACGTACAACGGCCACTTGAGGACCGTTTGGTACGACACGTCCGTTTTCGAGTCCGAGGACGACTGTGACGGCGGCGTTTTCGACTCCGACAGCCCGTACTCGACCGGGGTTTCCAAGGACGGAGGAAATTTCCTCGACTACTCCAGCGGAGATTCCGTCGATGGTGGCGACTTCTTCGCAAATCGAATGGTGCACACGCTCTATGCTTTCAGCAGCATCACTGTAAATACCGATGACGTCGTAATCACTGGCGTAAGCGTGTCGGAGCGCAGCGTCACAGGGAACAGCGAGACTGTCGCTGGGGAAACCGTCAAGATTGGCAACGATGGCTATGTTTTGGCTATCAGTAACAACCCGCTAATCCTGCCTGGAGACGGACGTAAAGTCGCGGAGCACATCGCCGAAAAGGTCATCGGCATGAGGTTCCGCCCGTTCAGCGGCAAGCACATCTGCGTCCCGAGCATCGAGGCCGGAGACTGCGCATACGTGGTCGATCGCAAACAGAACGTCTATAAAGCCTATGTCACTCGCGTGAAGTACACCGTCAACGGTGGCATGGACGTGGCGTGCGGAGCTAAGAGCGCCAGTCGCAACAGCGCTGACAACGCCGGGGCGAGTACGTCTGCCTACGTCAAGGCGAGGAATGAGATTCAGCGCGAGCTGAGCGCCAGGGACCTTGCCATCAAGAACCTCGGCGAGTCGCTTGCAAACACAAAGGGCATGTACCACACCGAGGTCAAGCAGGACGACGGCAGCTACGTCTACTACCTGCACGACAAGCCGACGACTGGCGAGTCCAGGATTATCTACAAGATAACCGCCGAGGGCATCGGAATCTCGACGGACTCCGGCAAGACATACGCGACTGGACTAACAGCAGACGGCGACGCAATCCTCAACAGGATTTACGCTATCGGCCTAGATGCCAACTACATCAAGACTGGCCGCATCAGCGCCCAGAAGGGCGGCAACTTCATCGACCTCGACACTGGCGAGGCCAATCTGGAACTCGCCGCGTCGTCTACCGTCGGCGGCAAGGACATCGCGACCACCGACAGTGCCGCAGCAAAGACCTTGATGAAATACGCGACCTCGATTAGCAACACGATACCTCCGACAATCGGCTGGATGGATGCGTGCCCAGAGAGAAGCCCCAGCTATTTCATCTGGTTCAAAATCATCACGGTCATGCAGGATGGCTCCCAGGTGGAGTCCGTCCCGGCGTGCATCTCTGGCGCTGACGGGTCGCGTGGTCCAGCTGGCGCAGACGGCAACGACGGGCGCGGAATCAAGTCCTCGGTGCCAGAATATTATCTGAGCTGGGCGCCGAACACGCCGACGGGCGGCTCGTGGTCAACAGGAGTCCCGAGCTGGGTCAGCGGTACCTATTACTGGCAGCGCCTGCATATCACGTGGAGCGACGGCAGCGAATCGTACACGCAGCCCGTTTACGACGTGGCCCTCACGGAGGCAAGCTCGAACGCACAGCAGGCGATTGACACGGTCAACAGCCTAGACCAGAAAAAGGTTTTCAACCTGTTGACCGACAACGGAAAGGTGAAGGGTCTGTTCACAAAGGACGGCCAGCTTTTCATTAACGCGGACTATATCGGCTCCGGGTCAATCGACGCAAAGCTGATTGCAATCAGGAACCTGCTCAGCATCGGGGACGACGATAATTCCGTGAGCGTTTCTTCTTCCGGCATTTCGTTCATGACTGGCGGTGTCCAGGACGCGCTGACCATTAAGCCAAAGAGCTACAAGATGGTTACGTATTCCGAGTGCGACGATGGCGGCAGTCCCATTTGGGAGGCGGTCGGTAACGCTTCTAACCCGCCTGGATATACCTTTAAGTGCACGGAGATGGCGCAGGCGTACGTCGACTCTTCAAAAATCGTCGTGGCGATTGGGGTGAGGGTTGACTTTTATGCCAACGGCAAGAGGATTGTTCTCGGTGAAACCTATAACCCAGTTAAGTATCAAGTAGATACGAACAAGAGCGAGCTTCACTTCTCGCTCGTCTCTCAGGGGTACCCGTTCATGGTCTATTGCGGGCTGAAAAAAACTGGCGAATATGGCAGCAATGGACTCCCTTGCTATGACATATCGGTTGGTGTTGGCGTATTCGCCAACGGCGTTCGGGTCTGCATTAACGGAATCGACATCTACTATTCGTCTCCCGGCTATGGCGGCGAGATTGCGCAGAAAAGTTCCGGTTCGTTCCTTAACAGGGAAAACTTCATCAAGGAAGTCACAGATCGATTCCCGCTGACCTGTCAGGTCCGAATCCCAATCGCATTTAACAACGTCATACGAGACTACGTCCTGACATTCGAGAAGGGGCTGCTCGTCGGATGGGACTACTACACACCAACGGACCCGCAATACAGGGGGTATTAAATGGCAATCCAGATGCGCCGTGGCGCATACACGAACCTCAACAAGGCAAAGCTGATGCCAGGTGAGTGGGCTGTCGTCGTGTCCGACGACAGCGAGGCGAGCGACGGCAGGTCCGTCTACATCTGCTTCGCCGCAGGCTCCGTGAAGCGCATGGCGACCTACGAGGACATCGTGAACAACCTCAAGAACTATTTCCGAGACGGAACCGTTGACTTCACGCTCGGCGACGACGGGCATCTCAAGCTGGAGGTGGACTAGTGAAGCTCCACAGCGCGACCGTCCTCGACAGGACGCTCTCCGTCGACGACCGTAGGCTGGTGCAGGGCACCGCCAACGCAGATGCGATCGCCATTGCATTCGACGGCGAGTGGGACGGACTCGACATCAGGGTCATATTCACCAGCACCACGGGCGAGCAGTTCATGCCTGCCGCACGAGAGGACGGAGCGTATGTCGTCCCATCTGAGGTGACTGCAAGGGTCGGACAGGTCTATGTGACCGCCATCGGCACTCGCGACTCGGTCGTGGTGGCGAACGCGCTCATGCGCAAGCCGCTGCTTGTGGAGCCGCGCGTCATGGCAGACACCGCGCCTGCGCCGTCGGACCCGTCCCAGAGCGAGTACGAGAAGGTCTGGTCAGACTGCAAGGCCATGCTGGACAGCATCGACTTCACGCTCGGCGACGACGGGCATGGATACGTTACCTATGAAAGCGGGGACAACCGATGATTAAAGACCTTGGGCGAATCGCCGTAATCCACCGAGGCGAGTGGCAGAGCGGGAGCAGCTACGACAAGCTCGATGTCGTGTCCCACGGCGGCAGCTCCTACATGTGCGTCTCGCCGACTACCGAGCAGCCTCCCAGCGCAAGCTGGAAAATCGTCGCGCTCAAGGGCGACGCGTTCGTGTACGGAGACTTCACGGAGGAGCAGATTGCTGGCCTGATGCGGCCTGCCACCGATGCTGCCAAGCGCGCAGACGACGCGATTGGAAGGGTCGACGAGGAGCATAAGCAGCTCGAGCTTCTGAGGCAGAGCTATGCTGACTCGGAGCTTGAGATTGCCAATAAGTTCGAGCAGGTCAAGAAGGAGAGCGCCGACGCGGTCGAGAGGTCTAAGACTGCCGCAACCAACGCCGAGTCCGCAGTCAAGAAGGCCGACGCCGCCGCAACAAAGGCGAACACGGCCGCAGGCTCCGTTGACGCGTCGAAGGACAAGGCGGAAAAGGCCGCGTCTGCGGCGAACGAGGCAGCTGGCAAGGCGAACGCCGCCGCTGGCTCCGCTAACGACTCGTCCGTCACGGCATCGAATGCTGCCGCAGGCGCCGAGCAGGCAAAGACCGAGGCGCTTAAAGCGGCTGAGGAGGCACGAGGCTCAATCTCGACTGACAAGAAAATCTACATCACCTACGACACGGTCGGTGACACGCAGTACCTAACCCTAGTTGACACGGAGGAAAGCTAATGGCAAAGACCCACATCGCCAGCGACGAGACGCTTAAGGAGGGGCTTGGCGACATCGCCATGTCGATTCAGCTGCTCGCGTACAACAAGCGACCCGTATTCGACGATGACAGCGACAGGTACACCGACGCATCGGTCGCCGCGATGATCGAATCCGGCTGCGACGGACTCACCTACGGAGTCGAGTTCTCCACCGGAAAGGCTGTCGAGGGAACCAAGCTCGGCGAGAACGCGAAGTACGACGCGCCGACGCCATACACGTTCGCCAAGGCCGGAAACGACCCGTACCTCGGCATCGGACCGTTCCGCTACTGGGAGGTGAACGGCTTCTACGACGCAGTCGGCAAGCCGCATGTCACTGCCATCAACGGCGACGGACGCTTCGCGCGAGACGGCTCCAACGGCGACGTCTGGATTATGACCCCGACGCTCTACATGCGCGAGGTCGAGGGCGAGTCCACCATCCAGCGCTGGGTAAGCGACTCGCAGACCACTGGCTACACGATTGAGCCTGACGGACTCACGGAACGAAAGCATAGGCGCCAGTTCATCCTGCGAGCGAAGTACCCGCTCGTAATCGACGACGCTGGCAACGCTGCATCCATCTCCAGGCGACCGGTCAAGCGCTTCATTAGCCATGACAGCGTCATCACGTTGACACGCAAGAAGGGCGCGCAGTATTCCGGCAAGTCGCGCTACGACCACATGTACGTGCTTTGGATGTTCGACCTCAAGTACGCGACCAAGAACTCGCAGAGCGTTTTTTCCGGATGCACCGCGCATACTGAGCAGCCCGCAATCACCGTCGCGGGCGAGAACGTCAGCACGGTCACGGTCGCCGCGTCCTCCGTCTCCTCTTGGCCCGTCGGCTCCTCGGTCATGGTCGGCTCCGTAAAGACCGCCAGCCCCGATCGCGGCGCAACCAACGCGCATGACATCGTCGATGCCGCCAGAATCGTCTTCAAGTCCGTCGACGGGGACAACTGCGTGCTCACACTCGACTGCGGCCCCATCACAACCGAGGTCGGCATGATCGTCTCCACATGCCCCTGGCACACGGGAGCCTGCGACGGCCTCGCTGGAGACGGCTCGCCCACCGACCCCAAGAGCGGCCGTGAGCCGTTCACCATCCAGGGTATTGAGCTTGGACACGGCATGTACGAGATTGTCGAGGACGTCGCGTACAAGAACGACGGCGGCGGCTGGAAGGTCTACGCGTCAAAGAGCACTGCCGACGACAAGCCCGGAATCATCCCGGCGAACGCCGTTGTCGTCGGTGACATGCCGGGCGATGCTACCGAGGGCTGGAAGTACTCTCTGTACGACAAGACCGTCAACGGTGCCATGGTGCATGTCGGCTCCGGCGCGTCGCAGACCACGGGAACGTGCGACGGCGTCTACAAGAACGCCGACACGGTCACGGGAACTCTCGAGTGCCTTACTATCGGCGTCCTCTGGAACAGGGGCAATGCTGGCCTTCGCTACGTCAATGGCAGCGGCGGCCTGTCGTACGCCGGGTGGCTCTGCGGCTCGCGTCTTTCTGGCAACGGTCAGTCCGGGGGTGAATCGGCGGCTGCATAGCCGACGAGAGGGGGCGAAAAAGCCCCCTCTTTCTCACTTCAGCTGTCCGTAGCACATGCTACAATCAGCTCTGCAACTATCGGAACTCGGAAATAGGGATTCGCGGAATACGGGGCGTATCTTTCCTTCTCGGCAACCTCAGGAACAGGGGCAATGCTGGCCTTCGCTACGTCAATGGCAACAACGACCTGTCGAACGCCAGGTGGAACTACGGCTCGCGTCAATCTGGGACTACTCTTTCAGCATCTTCTCCATCCGCGACTACCCTCCGTCCTTCTGGGACGAGACGGGCATCGGCCTAGCTTAACTAAGTGAAATCGTCAAAAAGACCGACGGGCTAGTAACCTCATGGCGACCGCTCGTGTGACACCCAGAAAGAGATTTGGTCTATATAAAAAGCTACTGCAAGGGACTCCGCATAGACGAGTCCCTAATTCATTCCGCATACGAGACTTGGCTGTGCGGAGAGGCTGGCAAGAAGAACCGCTGGCGCGTGTGTGAAGAATACGGAACCGAATCAGCGCTAATCAGTGAGATTGCATCCGAGATTGAGTCGAGGTCGCTGTCGTTCGTGCCGATCAGGCGCTACAGGCACATCGAGCATACCAACGGCAAGATGCGCATCTTCGGCATCGAGAGCGTCAAGCAGCAGACATGCGACTACCTCGCGGTCACGGCTATCGCGCCTCTCCTTGATGCTAAGGTGGGCTACTGGCAGACGGCAAGCGTGATGGGCAAGGGCCAGCCGATGCTCGTCGGCGCCTGCCAGAGGTATTTGCGCGACAGCAAGTACCATGTGCATGTCGATGTGCGAAAGTGCTACCCGTCCATCAAGACCGATGTGGTCAAGTCGATACTCCGCAAGTACGTAAAGAGCGCCGACGTCCTTTACCTGTGCGACTGTCTGCTCGACTCCTATGACGGGTGCCTGGAAATCGGCAGCTACTTCTCGCTGCGCATGGCACAGCTCGTGCTGTCGTTCGGCTACCACTTCCTGGAGGACGCACATAAGACAAGGCGCGGCAGGAGCGTCAGGCTTATCGAGCATCAGTGCTGGTACGCAGACGACCTATTCATCTTCGGCAGCTGCAAACGCGACCTGGAGATTGCGGTCAGGACGCTCGGTACGTATTTCAGAGACGATTTCGGCCTTGAGTTCAAGGGCTGGAAGGTTTCTAGGTCCGGTGAGCAGGAGCCGTGCGCCGCGCTCAGCAACAGCGTAAGGCCGAGCAGGGTAACGATAAAGCCAGACCTCTACCTCAGAATCAGGAAAGCGTACAGGGACTACGACCGGAGGCCGACACTGCGCGGGGCAAAGAGGGTCTGTTCCTACTGGGGATACCTAGAGCACTCTGACTCGCACAAGGCGAGGCAGAAAAACGGATACGACTCCACGGTCCGGCACGCGCGTCGCCACGTGTCGGCACATGCTCATGCTGACAACACCCAAAAAGAAAGGTGGACGCATGAGCGCAGTGAAAACAATCTCTGCCACCCCGCTCGATGCAGTGAGCATCGAGCATGACGACGGCGCTCCCTACTCCCATGTCTGGCTTCGCCGAGACATCGTGAAGGACACCGCTGACAACGGCCCCGAGTCCGGTTGCGAGTTCTACAGCGCAGAGGAGCTGTACTTCAAGGTCGCTGGAACTCCGTCCGTGCCCGAAATCACCGACAGCTTCGACGCTCTCTGGGATTCGCACGTCAACGACGATGCGACGATCGCCGAGCGCGTCGAGAAATGCGAGGAGACGAGCGCCATCCACGACGCGGCAATCCTCGAGATTTGCGACATGATTGCGGGAGGTGAGCAGTAGTGGCTAGTGCTATCGCGGAGATGTTCTTCCGAGCCGTGAATAAAGGCAAGCGCACCATCGACAGCGTCCCTGAGCGCTGGCGCAAAGAGGTGCAGGAGCTGCTGGACGCCGCCGACCGCAAGGAGGAGTAGTGCCGCCCGTGAGTGTCAGCGACACGACCTCAATCATCAGCGCTTTTTTCGTCATCGTGACGTTCTGCGTCGGGCGGCTCAGCGTGACCAAGACGCGCTCTGCTAAGGAGCAGCACACCGACGACAAACTCGACTCGCTGATCGACTCCATGCGGGAGGTCAAGTCGGGAATCAATGAAATCAACCGAAAGCTCGACGACCACGGCATCACGCTCGCAAAGCACACCGAGCAGATTTCGACGCTGTTCACGCGTATCGAGCGCCTTGAGCGCAACTGCGACATGCACCGTGGCGTCGGCGGCTCCGATTAGGAGGTAGCACATGAAAATCAACTGGACCCTTCGCCTGCAGAACAAGGCCACGCTCGCGGCTCTCGCCGCCACCGTGCTCGCGTTCGCCTACCAGCTCTGCGGCATCTTCGGCATCGTCCCGCCCGTCTCGCAGGACTCGCTCCTGCAGCTCGTGGGCATCGTCCTCAACATCCTCGCGGCGCTCGGCGTGGTGACCGACCCGACCACGAGCGGCCTGTCCGACTCCGCTCGGGCGCTCGGCTACGACGAGCCGTACACGACTGAGGGTAAATAGAATGGCGCTCACCAGGCGTGAGGCCTTCGCACAGGTTTTCGAGCATATGGTCACCCACGACGGCAACGGCGGCCACGGGTACTCCCAGTACAACCGAATGGGAGACGGCACCACGGAGGCCATCACGCTCTCCGACGGCAGCACCGTGACGATTGCTGGCGGCGACCGCGACTGCTCCTCCGCAGTCATCCTCGCGCTGAGGGCGGTCGGCGTCAACACGTACGGCGCGACGTACACTGGCAACATGGTCGAACAGCTGCTCAAGACCGGTCTTTTCGGTTGGCGCAAGATGGGTGTCAAGTCGGCTCAGCGCGGAGACATCTATGTCAACAAACGCTGCCACACCGCCGTGTGCATCTCGCCTTACGGATCCATGCGCGGAGACCTCTTGGCGCAGTTCTCCATCTCGGAGAGGGGTACCATCACCGGCACCAAGGGCGACCAGACGGGGCGCGAGTCCAACATAAAGCCGTACTACAGCTACCCGTGGGACGGAACCCTGTACTGGCTCGGCGATGGCGGCGCCATAAGCGGCGCCAATACCGAGGTCGCCGACAACACCGACCCCGACTTGGGAGACGCGCGATACTGGGGGCCGAAATTCAATCGCGCTTTGCAGAAGCAGCTCGGCACGACCGTCGATGGCGTGATTTCAGGGCAATGGCTTTCCAACAGGTCATACTTCTGGGCGACTGATGGCGGCGTGCAGTGGACAAAGACTGGAGCTGGAGTCGGCTCCGACATGGTGCTTGCGCTGCAGAAGAAGGTCGGCTGCAAGATTTACCCGCAGTTCTGCGGCGTGCAGGCGCGTCAGATGAACAGTGGCACCATCTACAGGCACCAGCAGTGGCTTATCGCCCACGGCATCTCGTGCGGCCCTGACGGTGCCGACGG